GTGCGGGGGCAGGGCGGGCGTCAGCGCCGGGGAGTCGTCGAAGGTCATTGCGACCCCCGAAGGTCCGGCAGGAGAGGTTTTTCATCACACCCGAACGCCTCCCCAATGTAGGCCGGTTCGCTAGACTCAGAAAAACGGGGCGGCACCCTAGAAGCCCTCGCATCGCTTTCCGTGAAATGCGGAAACATCCGATTCGCTTCCTTGGCGCGGCGGCTCCAATGGATTCGCACCCCGTCTTTCAGCATACTCGGCCACAGGCTGTCCCGCACGAACTCTTGATTGTGAAAAAACCAGCCTGGCTTGTCCTCGGTCCAGTTTATCGGTTTGATTTGATGGCGTGCCCACGCAAACATCATATCAGAAATTCCCGGCACAAGCGCCTTCAGTCCCCGCCCACCAAAACAACCGGTATAGACGGGGTGCATAGCGCAACCGGAATGGTCCTTGATCACGTGCCACGGCAGCCCCGAATCGAGCCAGCCGTTCACCATGATCTCGTCACGGCGGGACGGCCTGGACTCCGCTTCCCGGCAAATCCAAGTGTCCACACTGGCGTCCATCATCACGAGAAGCCGCCCGAAAATCGGTGAAGGACAGGAACCCAGGTCCACGTAGAAAAGCTCCGCGCCGAGGGACAACAGCGCAGAGCGCACTTCATTGGGCACCGTGTTGGAGAAATAGAATCGCGAAATCCAGCCCGGAAAATAGGCATTCCCGATCCGCATGGCGTTCTGGATCGCCCCGAACAAGTAAGTTGGGGACGAGCCGAACAGCGAGAACGAGACAACCTTTTTCATTGCTCAGAGAGTTGGGTGACTTGAACCCGGGCCAGGCCGGCGCGAAGGTCCAGTCCAAGGGCCTTCCAGGCGCCTTTGCTCAAATCAATTTGTCGGGAACGCAGGAGGGACTTAGCCGGCCCCCGGTCGGTGACTTCCACCGTGACCGCGTGCCAGCCGACGTTGATCCGTAAGTGAGTTCCCAGCGGGTAGTCCCATGAAGCACAGGTAGGCGCGCGGCAATCGAACGGTTTTTCATTGGCCATCAACTTTCCGTGACACTCATCGCCGTAGTAAGAAGCGGTCAAAGTTTGCGTGCGGTAATCCTGATTGGCAAACAGTTCGTGAGCCACCACCAGAAACAGCAGCATCGCCAACCCAAAAGCAAGTAGGGTATTCATGTTAAGTCTTTTCGTCGTTCGTTTTTAAAACCATGCACCAACTTCACCCCGTTGTCAAGGGCAAGAATCAATGAAAGCACCACGTCGGAAGAAAGGAAATTACAGGTAAACGCGATGTCGTTGGTCGGTATCGTCCGCAGGTGAGCCCGCTCGATTGCCAAGGCCGTAGTCCTGTCCGCCAGACCGGACTCCGGGCAACCTTGCAACTTTTGGAATTCCGCATTGAAGCGAAAAAAGCTCTCGCGTGAAAACCAAAAAGGCCAGTGAAAGTAAATGTCCGCTTTGAATTGTGGCTCAACCCTACGTCCCCGCGAATCAATGGTGTTGACTCGAAATCCGCGCATGCAGTCCTCCTCACTTCCCAGAAATGGCAGCCGATCACCAAGCACAATCGAATCATACTCGGTGAGCCAAACCGAATCGCACCCACCAAGGCCAAGTAAACTTTGAACTAGGTTGCAGTATTCCAGCATTCGAGCATGCGCTTTGGCCCCCCAGTGTTCCTGCAATCCGGCAAACAGGTATTTGGGGCGAGGCAAACGACTGTCCCCCGGAACTTGCCAAACCGGATCGTCTTTCGGCGAGGCCACGACCAGTTTAGAACGCCCCCCAGCAGCCGCAACCTGCTTTTGCCAGGATGGCAGGACGCCTTCAAGGGTTCGCTGTCCGCCGCCATGCGCCATCAGAAAAACGAGCGGGTGATTATAGGTCATGCGAAACTCAGCAGGTAAGCGGTGAACAACGGGTTGTCGGTCAAAATTGTGAACAGCGCCCGGGACAACGGGTTCACCACATTTTCGTCTTCCCTTCCCGGAGCGTCCATCAAACCCGTGGCATCCGTAGCTGCGTGGATTACTTCATGGAGGAGAACCTCCGCGCGTTTCGACGGAGCCAGGTGCTCGGCCACAAAGATGGTGAGCCGGTTTCGATCGAGCAGTCCAACGCATTCGGCTTCCTCGGCCCGCTCAGAACTCATAAGCGCAACTGTGTATTTGTGCCCGAGCACCTTGAGGGTTGAAAAAGGAAACCCCGTATCCATACGTCACTCCATGCTGACCGCATTGGTTGTGGGAACCACGGCGTCTTCAATGGCCAACTCTTGCAGCCACTCGTTTACACTATAAAGGCGCGGACTCGGCTTCGGACCAGAGTCGTTCCAAATTGCGCGAAGTTTGCCACCGGGTTTCGCTCCCTTGTGGGTAACATCGGCGTCAAGAAACTTCGCGAGGCCCTCGCTTTCGTCATTTAGTGTCGTTGGGCTCGGAGCGGACTTCAGGAGATTAAGTCGAGCCGTCCGCGTAGCCGGCGAGCACATGACGTGAAAGGAGGTCCACCCCCGGCTGGAAAGCAGTTTGTATTCGTTCTCAAAGCGAACATTGGTGACGGCCACACGTCGGTTCGCTGGAAGAAGGTCCGCCCGGGCTACGAGCGAATCGAGCCACAGGTTTTTATTCGCACCGAAGGAGGCCCAGTCAACCTGCAACTCGGCAGGCAGTAGTCCACCAAGAGAACGAACGTAAGAAATCATCAACGCCCGGGCCGGGGTCAACGGGTATTTCAGGGACACGTCGCCCCGCCCCCACTGGCCCAACGTTTGAAGCATTTCACGGACTCCGGGAATGTCCTTGCCTTGGTTCGCGGAAACAGAAGTTCCAAACAGTTGATTCACCAGCGCGTATATCGGATCGGCCAACCCGAGCACGACGGCGCCGCATTGTCCGGCCACATAATCCTTGCCGGAGGCAATGATGCCGGTGAAGAAAATGCGGTTCACCTGGCGGCGAGGCTTAGGAATCGTCACGATGGAAGACGGCGAGGTCTCCGTCAAACTGCTCGGGGGGACAGCCGGGGCACTTGTCTGGACCGGGGCAGCCGGCGGTGGCTGTTCGATCGGGTGCGGCAGCACGATCTTGACTTCGTCCTTCGCCTCCGGCGGAACCTGCGCTCCGGTGATCGCTGGGTTGTTGAGAAGTGCCACCAGGCTGTTCAGGCTCGCAAGGTCGTTGCTCGCCCCTAACGATTTTTTCGTCGGGAGATTTCGCTGGTTGCTCAGGATTCCCTCGCGTCCTTCGGGAAGTTGTTTCGTTGTTTCGTTCATTGGGGTTGCATTCTTTCGGTTTGTAAGGGCCATATCGCAGCCCGGTTGTGTTTTCGATCGCCCGAGTTTCCAAATTTGTGGGCTGCTCGTCCTCGATCATTTCGAGAAAAGCTGCACGGTGCCATTGCCGATCCAAGTTGTCGCTCACTAGAACCCCTCAGTTTCCGTCCGGGTTCATGAAAGGACCATCGCAGCGCCGTTCTTGCAACTCATAATGAGCGATGCATGCCAGGTTATCAAGGCGCTCCGCTTCGCTGAGCATCCGCGTTTGCAGGTCGGGCAGGTTAATCGTCGCCGCCTTCGCACGCAACCGCGCGCATCGGAGGTTGCCGCGCCGCTCGATCTTCATCAACTGCCTACAGCTTCGCTGTTTCATCCGGTTCTCGGCCTTCACGTCGAAGGTAATCCGCCGGGCGGTGTCCCAGTAGTAGGTGGAGTCCTCCTGGCGCCAGACCATCGGGGCATGCGAGAAAAAGACCTTGTCCCGGGCGCGCCACAAGTTGCGCCGCATTGTTCCACCCAGCCGAAGCTTCGGATCGGAGAGCATTTCAGCGGCAGTGTCGGGGCTGACGGAATCAAGCTGTGCCCCTTCGACCTTCAGGTAGCCTTTCGGAAGAATGTCGGGAGCCGGCGTGTCCAGTGGTTCGATGATTACAGTGCTCATGCTAGTTTCCTCCCGTTTTGTTGGCGAGTGCCAGCTTCTCCGCCTTCGCCGCCGCCGCCTCCTCCGCCCATTCCGCCTTCGCCGCCGCCGCCCCTTCCGCCGCCCATTCCGCCGCCGCCGCCGCCCATTCCGCCTTCGCCGCCGCCTTCGCCGCCGCCCATTCCGCCGCCGCCGTCGCCCCTTCCGCCGCCCATTCCGCCGCCGCCGCCGCCCATTCCGCCGCCGCCGTCGCCCCTTCCGCCGCCCATTCCGCCGCCGCCGCCGCCCATTCCGCCGCCTCCGCCGCCGCCGCCGCCGCCGCCGCCTTCGCGAACTTCTCTTTGGTATTCATAATTTTCGATCCAGATTCGCACAGCTTACTGGGCCGCGCAAGAGGATTTGGATACATTTAAACATCCGTGGCCCAAACAGACTACCCGCCGCCCCACACGGCAAACCCCACGGTGGACGTGAAAACCTTCGGCTCCGCCGCCAGGTCGGAACGCACGATATCAAAATCCTGCTGCGCCAGGATGGCAGCGCGGGCGGTCTCAACGTCCGGCGCCAGGGCGAACATGACGCCGTCGGTGTAATCAGTCAGAACTTTTTCCCAGACAAAAAGTTTTAGCATAAGATACTTATTTCGTCACGTAACCCCAGCGGCGGAGGCCCCTGTGCTGGTCGTTCCGATGGTTGGTCCAGAGCGTTGCGACGCGCGCCCGGCCCGCCGGTTCGTCGGTGAACTTGACCGCCATCACGAGGTCACGCCGCGCATCCAACTCTTTGCGTGCAATAACGGAAACCACGGCGCCCTGCTTCACTTCAGCCCCCACAAGCTGCCACTCGGAGCCGGCCAAGTGCCGGGGAAGCTGCCCCTCGGCGACCGTCCCTAGCTCGTCCTGGACGGCCTCCTTGCGGGCGTGAGAAGTATAGCGCAGGTTCACATTGAGGGCGTTGAACTGGGACGCCAGTTCGACGGGAAGAAAAACTTCGTGATGATATCTACCGTTGGTCATAGCACGTAGCAGTTGAGTTCATACCGGCCCGAGTCGAGTCGATACAGAGAGACATGCAGGGCCTTGCGGGTTTCTTTTCCACGATAGCTTAGCAACTCGAAACTCTTGCGGTGGCTGTTGCCATAAGGGAGCGAACTGAAACGACTTTTCCAAGAGTCGGGAGCATCTAAACCCACATTGATCACAGCGCGCTGGTTACAGGCGAAACGTTCTGCGGCGTCAAGAGCGGCGTTAAGTGTTTCGTGATAAGCATCAAAGTTTCTATTCATGGTGTAATATAGCATTGCGCCCTCCGTGGCGCAAGTGAATTTCGCAACTATTTTTCGGCGGGCAGACCGGGCAATTTGCAGGCTCGCAGGAACCGCATCCTGTCGAAGCGGGGGTTGAACTGGTAGGCCATCTTGGCAAGCGCGCTGGCAACCGCATCAATGCAGATCCAATCGGAGTCGTGCCTGGCCGCTTCCTGGCGCAGATTGCGGACGACTTCGGCGAGGGCTTCAAAATGTTTTCGGCTCATATTCAGTTTGGTTAATGATTTATCTTAATACCTGTCCGCGTATTTGCCAAGACAACAGCATATCAAAAAAAAGAGCCCCATCACGAGAAAATGCAGCACGAACAATCCGACAACGGCGAGCACGAGGCCGCCGGCAAGAGTAAGAAGAGTCATAGGCGAGTGGTGATTCTGGTCAACCCGAATTCCCGGTTGTAGAGCAGGTCTTTCAGTTCAGCGATGGTGTGGACCACCGGAAGCCCGAGGCCCTCGGCCAACTTCACTTCCCGGTCGGCGCCCGGACTGCGTCCATCGAGCCGCAACAGAATGTCGCAACGTTTGATCACCTCAAAGTCAGCGTTGATCCATTCGTCGTAGGTGCGCTTTCGGACCTTGTCGAGGTAGTGGTTCAGGTTGGGCACGAACGGCACATGGCCAAGGTCCATGACTTCATGGGCCACTTCCATTTGCCGCCGAACGTTGGCTTCAATTCCCTCGGGGGTCGGCGCACTGTAGGGCGAGGCGATGTAAACGAGTTTAGGGAGCATAGTCTTAGTGAATGACGAGTGAACTAGACAGCACAGAAAACAAGGTGATCGGCACCCGAGGGCCGTAATGCTTCACCGACTTCCCGCCGGTGCGCTCGAACGACGGGTCTTGGCTGGCACGAATGCCAGAGAACTTGACCTGTTCGAGATTGTCCTTGTAAGCGGCCACGTTGGTAGTCCGGTCGCCGTCGCCCTTGCCGGGTCCGTGGTTGAGAAGACTTCGGTTGGTGTGTCCAGAGGATTTGCGTTTGCTCATGTTATCGATTGGTTTGATGTTGTTGGTGTTCGTGGTAAAGCGCCGATTCAAGGCGCCTCGCGTTTTCTTCGCTTTGGCTAAGAAAAAGTCTCAAGGTTTCGATCTCACATTTGGCTCGGAGCAACTCCGCTTCCAACTGATCCACCTGCCGACAATTGGAGCAAGCCCTTCGCCACCAGGAGCGCCACCACAGCGGAAGCAGGAACATAGCGGTATCTAGCCACGAGGCCACCCGGGCTCGCCAGGATTTCTTCCCACTCGCGGGCGCTGGCTTCGCCGAGGGGCCACAGGGAGCCCTCGCTTCCATCAAGGAACAACGGCAACTGCATGATTTCTTTTCGGTGCATGGATTCATTCTCGGGGTTTGTTAAGGTTCGTTATGGGGCGCATAAGCGCGTTTTGGGCTACTAGTAGAAACTTCCTTGGCGCACCGCCGCACTTCGTCAGCGTAAAAATGATTGGTGTCGCCCACATGTTCCCGGTAATTGGTGGGCAATTCCTTTGCCGTCAGGTAGTGGTCGGGCCACACTGGCTGGAAGTTGCAGGCGTTGTAAGGCAACTGCAACAGAAAATCCTCTTGGCCCTTGTTCAATTGAACAGAGCCAGGCCGCAACCGGTGAAGCAAGGCGGCCTCAATTTTCATCGCCTGGCTGGCCATCAGTGTGAAGCTCGGGTGATTCACGGTGATGAACATGCGGTGCTCCCGCCAGTGCTTCTCGAAAAAATCAGCAATCTCGATGTCCACCTGGCGGTCCTTGCGCTGCATGCGCTCGAAAGCGGCAGCCCATCGCTCTTGCAGGTGGCAGTTGGCGGTGCCCTTGTCCAACTGCGCAATCAGATCGTCCGCGCTGACGCCGCGCCGCAACTCGTTTTTCGCCCAGTCGTCCCCGAAAATACAGAGCGGCCAGAGGGCACCAAAGCTGGGAGAGTGAAACGAAATGCGCTGGAAAGAGTTATCCTTGAACTTCTCCAGCAAATGGCCAGGACTAAATTCGGTGTCACCATAGGCCGGGTGAGTGATTACCAGATCGGCCCTTCGCCAGAGCGCCGTGAAAATCTCCGAGTAACTCGCCGGCAGACTGGCTAGGTCGCGCTTTTCCCCCGGCGGCGCGCCGTAGTGTGCATCCTGCATTGAGCGGTAGTTCGAGAGGTAAACGACGTTGTAATGATTGAAGATGTAGTAAGAGGTAGAAAAGGCAAACCAGTAGGTCAGCAGTTGCGCCGCATGGCAGCACGAATAGACCAGCATCAACGGGCGCCCATCATACCAGGGCTGAGAAAATCCCATCACACCGTTGACCAGCCAGGAATCGTTCGCGTTTTTCTTCAGCCATTCAAGTTCATCAGGGCGCGGCAGCCGGCCCAACAGGCCGGCACAAATCCGCGCAATCATGCCGTCGTTCAGCGGAGGAAAAGATTTATCGAGAACTTGCATCAGGATACCCGCCCTCCGTGGCGGAGAGAAAGAGTTATTCCACCGGAGCGCCAGGCTTCGTCGCTTCGCCGAAGCTGACCGGAATCGTGTTTTCCGGCGGCGTCTGCGGCGGAACTCCCACCGGAACGTCATCGGCTGGCGTGCCCTGCTCGGAAGTCGGCGCCGGAGAAGCCCCCGCCTGTTTCCGCTGAGCCATCGCCTGTGCGTTGACCCCGCTCACCCGGCGCAACAGAGCGGTGACACCCTGCACGAGAGGATTGTATTCCGTATGCGCCACCATCCATGTGCCCAGCAGTTCATCCAGTTGACTCATGGCGAAGTTCATCAGCGAGGCGTTGCCCAGCTTGACTTCGGCCTCGTTGCCACGCTCCACAATCTTCTTGCCTTGCAGTTCCCGCAGCCGCTGCATGAGCATGATCGCCTGCCCCACACGCTGCGCGTCCAACGGCGCACCGCGCTGTTCGGAATTATCAGTAGTTTTGTTCATATTGGTAATCAGTTTCTGTTTGGTGTTTTCTAACTTGACGCATACTCGCACAGACCAGAAAATAGTCCAGAGAAATCGGATGCGTTTAAACAGCGTCGTTTCACTCGCTGCGTTTCACGCTGGGCGGTATTGCGCTACCGCAATTGCATCGGCCCGCCGGTTCATCGCAATTGGGACAATCATTCTTCTCCAATCCACTGGGCGGAGGTTGAACGAACGGCTTGGCGTCGGAGTAGCCACACGTGCAGCCCATCGGAATCGGGTGATGGTTGTCATGCGCGCGGCCTTCCACAATCTCGTCACCACACCAGCAGGTGGTCGGATCAATCTCGTGCTTGCACCCGGGGCACACAATCGCTTTGCCATTGGCATCGAACGAACTGGCACCGGTTACTTCGGCACGTTTAAACATTAAAGACACTTCCTCGGTGATCACTGGCTTGTTTAGAAAACCGCGACGCGTTGCGTCTTCAAGAACGTCGGCCTCCGTTGCGACGGAACGACGGAGCAACGTTTCGACGGCACGACAGAGCAGGTCGAGTTGGTCGCGCATCATCCGGTGTTCATCGTGCAGAGTGTCGAGAGCGGAAAGCGCATGACACACCCTCTGGCTCAAGTCCACAATTTTCTGATTGGTCACCAAGCGGTGTTGGTCGTTTTTCAAATCAAGACTTTCCACAAAGCCAATCAGGTAGTCTATTTGCCGAATGCTTGGGCTAGCCTTTCGAGTTACACGAGGTCGAGCCGAGGGACTAGGCAGGGATTGGGAAGGCCGTTGCAGCCCGGGCACACACGCTTTTGGGTCTAGTTCGTTTGGATTCATATAGATTACGGTTTTGAGATTGCCAGTTGAAGAAGTTTCTCGACCGCCGCGCAAAGCGCATCCAGTCGTTTGTTAATGTTTACCATTCCTTGACCTACTAGCAGAGAATGCTCGTCTTGCTCCGCCCGAAAAGACTGGAACTCTTGCGTGAGCGTGCGTGGGATGCGCCGAGCAGGCTCGCCATTTGCATCGCTGGGAACGTGCATGCGCCGAAATCCGAACTGCTTGACCCCAAACAGAACATTGTCCCGCCACGCGGTCAGGTCGTGGCCGCACTGGTCACCCCCGTTAAGGGTGTCAAGAACGTCCTTCATACCAAAGTTAAGCAAATCTTCTGGTATGGCATCCGGGTGGCGCTCGTCATACGCATACCGCAAAGGCCAGAAGGTGATTGAGAGCACGTCGGCTAGCAGGCATCCCAGCACGATGTCGTCGCGCGTGCCATAGAAAAATGTGCGCTGCTTGCCCCCGATGTAGGTCCGCACCTGCAACCGATTTTTCCGAAAGTAAACGTTGCGCAAAGGCACGTCTCCAGGTCTTCTCCCCAGCAAATCTTCTTGCAAGGTGTCGAAGTTAGTTGGCAACTCAATGTGCCTGGCTTGATGGGAGAGACTGCGCGCCCAGGCACCTTCGGGCGTCGCGTCTTTGATTCGTCTATCGTCGCTGTGTAGTTCCATAACGTCAGCAAAGTAGCCTCAAAACAGGTGAGTGCAAGCAGAATCGGAGACGTTTAAACAGGCTAATTTGGGCCAAAACAAGGCTAAAAGGGGGATGTTATAGTCGGGGATAGAGGGCTCGCCGTTGCAAAGACCGCCGGAACAACACGTTCGCGATTACCCTACCAAGTTTTCAGGCCACTGTGGTTTACCACAAACACACTTTGAACGCTCCGGGGCTGACCCCGATCATAGAGCGGTAGCTGGGTTAAGGCCCGCCTATGCTATTACCCTACCCTACCCTATCGTATATAATACTCTTTTCTGGGAAGGTATGTGGACTGTATTTATCACGTAAACAAGTGTTACATCAACTCTATGCTATTTTACTTCGGGCGGGGCCGGCCCAGGCCACTTTTCCCAGTTGACGCCAGCGCCGCCCGCGCGCACTTGGCCAACGTATGTCTGACTACATTAAAACCCCGGCTCCCTCGAAAGCGGTTGACGCCATCCTTTTCAGGAGTGCGCCGCCCAAGGTCAAGGCCCTGCAAGCGCAGGCGCGCCGTGAGCTTCGGACCAAGAACCGGATTGCCTACTGGAAAATTCATGGAACTCCTACCCAATAGCCCCCCGATAGATCGGGAAAACGCCTTCCTTCTCTATGCGACGTTTTGCGGTGACGTCGTGAAGACGGCCCACGCCCTCAACGTTTCGCCCGTCGCCGTGCTGCGCGTCGTGGAGGATGAGGGCTGGACTGAGAAATTGAAAGGGATCATCGAACTCAAGAACAGCGGCAAACCCGGTGACTTGGAGCGCGGAATCAATCGCGCCATTTGCTACGTGCAATGTCATAGGATGCGGCTCGTTGTCGAACGGGCTATAAGGGTGTTCACTGATTTAAGTGAGCAGGAGTTTAGGGATCAACTCACCACGACCGGCGCCTACAAGAACAAGGAAGGCGCGCCCGTCCTCGTTCGCACGAGCACGCGCTCGATTGCTGATTTAGCTTCAGCTATGGAGAAGTGCCACAGCATGCTATATGCGGCCCTTGGCGATTCCGGACAAGAGCGCGTGAGGCGCAAGGAAATTGATGGGAGTTCGGTGGCAGTGTGTGATATGCACGCGAAGATCGCGGAAGCAATGGCAAAGGTAGGTGCTTCAAAGTCTCCTCGGTCGCTTTTGTTTGATGCCCAGATCGCCCACGGCCAGGAGTTGACAGCGAAGGTCGCAAAGGATACAGTGGAGGCAGAAGACCCAAACAATGACGATGACCACTGACGATTGTTTATGGGACCGATCATCTATTTTGACGCTCCAACTACTGGGACCGTTTATGCGCTCGTTTCCTCGGACGCCCCCGAAGCGGTTTACTATGTTGGGCAAACCAAGGGACTTCCGGCAACTCGTTTGGCAGGGCATTTAGCAGAAGCAGATCATCCTCGAAGCACTGGGAATCCAAAGAAGACTGCTTGGATTAAACGCGTTCTGTTTCGTGGCGCACGAGTGGGAATACGTGTGCTCGGAGAGTATCCGCTTGCAGAGTTGAATTTGAAAGAGAAACAGTGGATGCTTTTCTTTCTACCAACAGGATTGCTTACTAATCGCGATTTGCCTCACTTGAATACTCGGCATTATTTGCCGCTACTTTGTGTGGCCAGGTAGTGTAAGCGAGATCGAGGTCGGGCGCTCGCGAACGCGCAAGGGAACTTTATAACGTGAGCGTTGAAGATAAGCGATATCGTTAAAGACAGGCAGCGGTGCTTTAGCATGGCTGACAGGGCTTGGACCGCCCGGCCCGCCGCCAGGTCGTGCTGGCGGCCCTGCGGCCCGCCGCATCGGCATTGACGTTAAAGCCAGGCCGGCGCCAGGCCGGCACCGCCACCCCCGGCACGGGGGGCCGGCGCGGGGGGAGAGCCGCTTAGCCAGACTCTCGTGACCTAAGTGCCTGACATCGAAGGACTTATGTTACTGTTTAAACACGGTTTGACAATCCTGGCATTTGTGTTATGTTTGGGCGAAGGACAACCTGGTCAAAGGGGCCAGCGTGTAAACGCATCGGAAGCGGGCTTGCCAGAAGGCGCCGCGAGGAGCACTTTGTCGGCGTGAGCAATCCCACCATAACGCTGGTAGCAACGACGTTCAGTCGAATCGGCGAACACTTGAAACGGCTCAGCGAATCCGCCGCGTGCTTCCCGTTCCCCGTCCGGCAACTCTTGATCTCCGGGTCGAAGCCCGAGGCACTGCCGGACGAAGTTGACTGGCTTCACGATGAAGTTTTCGAGTCCAGAGATTACTGGCGGTATAACCGGTTCGTCTATGAGAAATTAGCGGACCTTATTACCACGGACTTCGCCGTCACCATCCATGCTGATGGGTTTGCGCAGCACCCCGAACACTGGACCGATGAATTCCTCAAATATGACTATGTAGGCGCCCCTTTTCCGGTGGGCCTCACCGGCGGCGTTGGCCGGGTGGGCTCGGGCGGGTTCTGCCTGCGATCGAGAAAGCTGCTGCAAACCTGCCAGCGAATTCCCCTGGTGGGGGACGTTACGGAGGACTGGCACATTGGCCACAACCATTTTCGCGACTTCAAGCGGGCCGGCTGCCGGTTTGCCTCGGTCCCGCTTGCCCTGCGGTGGAGCATTGACCTGGCGCTGGAAGACTACCCGGGGTGGTCTGCGAAGCAGAGTTTCGGGTTTCACGACAACCACGGGAGCCTCGCGACGATTGGGAGCAACGAACCTTTCAAAACGTTCGTTTAAACACAGCCGAATCATCCTTGCGGAAACTTGAAATGGTGGCACTTTCCTTTGCGACTTATGACCAAAATCTGCACAACCGTTGACTTGAAAACCGCTCTCGTGGATACCCTGAAAGTCAAAAGCGTTCACGACCGGGGCGTCACCAAAGAGGGACTTCCAATTCTCAAGATCATCTTCGGCGAGGGAAAGCCCCACGTGTTCGTTTACACCACCAAGGAAGCTTTTCTCGGCAAGGAGGAAGACATTACGGTTGAATTGAAGGCTTACTTATGACCAAGACCTGCTACACTACTGATTGGAAGACGGTAACCCTCGACGCCAACGACGTGCAATCCGTCGAATCCCGGCCCCCTTGCAACGGCGGCCTGGCGGTCTGCCGGATCGTCTTCAAGTCGGCCCGGCCTCCGCTGCTCGTCCATACTACCGAAGGCAGATTCGCCGATCCCGACGATAACGATCTTACCGTGGACCTGAAGTGAAAGGCAACCCGACGCTGGCCTGGCTTTGTTGCGAACACGACAAAGTCAAGCGCGGGGGCAACCGCGACCAGCGGAGGTTGCGGGAGTTGGCTGGCCGGTTCGCGTGTGAACTTCGTCGTGTAAACGCCTCATTAGAGGCGCTTGACAAAGAGTATGGTGAAGATTGGAAAAAATTATGATCATGGACCCCACGAAAGAAAAAGAGTTGGCCGAATTTAGGCCCTTCCCGAAGATATTCCGGTTGTTTCGGAACACCATCATCACGGAAAAGATTGACGGAACTAACGCTTGTGTTTCCGTGCTTCCCAGCGGAGTGATTCTGGCGGGCAGCCGTAATCGGTGGCTCACGGAGGAAGGCGACAACTTCGGATTTTGTCATTGGGTCACCGAGCACAAGGACGAGTTGCTGGGGCTCGGCGTGGGCCGGCACTATGGCGAGTGGTGGGGCAGCGGCATTCAACGGGGGTATGGATGCAAGAACGGCGAGCGGCACTTCAGTCTTTTTAACGTCTCCCTCTGGACGCGTAGTGTGTGGGAGGAAGCCGAAGATATGAAGTTTGCGCGCGCGGCTCAGCGGGGAGCGCTCGCGGAGCCTTATGTTCCGCCCGAGTTCGTCGCTCCGCCGGCCTGTTGTGAAGTCGTGCCGGTGCTCAGTCGGGGAGTTTTCAGCACCACCTGCGTAAACGATTGCCTCGACCGTTTGCGTAAGCAAGGCAGCCTGGCGATGCCCGGGTATGACAACCCAGAGGGCCTGGTGGTTTTCCATTGCGCTTCCGGCGCGCTTTTCAAGGTCACCCTTGACAATGATGCGCAACCCAAAGGCGCGAGGAACGGAGAATGAACGCGCTTTTTAAGAGAGCACTGGTTTTTTTTGGCTTCGGTGATAGCCGGCGCGCTGTTGGTTGCCGCCATTCCACGTCCGGCGCCGGCTTCGCCGCCTATCAGTCGCGCCGGCTACGTTCAATCGGTCACGGCCTGGGTTCGGATTTTGGAATTGCAAACGAACAGCCTCGGGTCCGGGTCGGGCACCATTTGGCGTTGCGGAAGCCGGGTAGTGGTGATCACCGCCGGGCACTGCGTTCTGGACGGGGAGACCATCACCCTGAGAGTGGAAATTCAAGGCCGTGAGTTTCCGGTCAAAGTGTTGGCGGTCAACCGCGAGCGCGACATTGCTTTTCTCGAAGTGGAGGCGTTTCCTACCTGGCCGCGTTATTGCCACATCAGCAACACGAACCGGCTGGCGCCCGGAACGGTGGTTGTCCACGTCGGCAACATGCTTGGGGACTTTATCAAGGGCGGCTATTCCGAAGGTCGGATGATTCAAAACGGAGTCAAGGCGCCGGACAGTGAGTGGCCCTGGAAGAATCCGCTGGAGGCCGCTACGCTGCACGCCATGCCGGGGTGCTCCGGCGGCGGGGTGTTCGATGAACGCGGGTATTTTGTCGGCGTTTTGGTCGGGGTTCACCCCCAATATCTCACGGCCTTCTTTATCCCGGTATGCGACGTTATCGCCGCCGCGCGGGAAGGTCACCTGGACTTCTTTTTCCGTTGACATTCGCGGGGCGGCCAAACACTTGCCCGGCGTATGGCAGATATCATCCTTCATAACACGAAACTGGCGGACTGTGACAATGAGCGCAGTTTGCTGGCAAAGATTCTTACGGGCCTCACTGACGCGAGCACGGGGCTGCTTCCAGAACTTCGGTCAAAGACGGAGCCAACGGATAATCAACTCGTGCATGGGTCGCTGGTGAAGTCGGCGGTGGAGTTCGCGCGTCCCGCCAACTCTAATCAGTTTGCCATATCTGACGTGGTAAGTGACTCCGCCGGCACTATTCTGATTTTCCGTAATCTGGCGCGCATTGCTAATGGGACGGGCTACATCACAAACGCCCGTCTGGTTAAGAGCACGCCCACGACTACGCTGGCGCATTTTCGGCTTTGGCTGTTCAATGTTCCCCCCAATCTCATTCCGGACAACGCGGCCTTCCAAGACCTCTACGTTTACCGCGACGTGACGGTCGGCTACGTTGACTTTGCCGTGGGCACCGAGGGAACTGGCAGTGATGCGTCGGATTCCCTGGTGACGAACATCAACCTGGCGTTCACCTGCGCTCTCGGGACTCAAGACCTCTATGGGGTGCTTACCGCGAAGCAGGTTTATACGCCGGGCACGTCCGAGAAGTTTTTCATCGAACTGACCGCAGATCAGTGTTAGCATGATTCCGCTTCACCGACAACCCGCTCCGTTGTCCCCCTTGGGGCTGCCGAATCTGGTTGCGTGGTGGTCCTCTGATTTCGGGGTGACTTCCGCGCTGGGCGCAGTGTCTTTGGTAGCTGACCGGTCTGGAAATGGGTATGACCTGGCGCAGGCAGTTGCCGCGTCACAGCCAACGTTGGTTGGCACTCCCGGGGTTCATGGGAAGTCAGTGATTGTATTCGACGGGTCGAATGATTTATTGAAGGTCGCGATTGCTGGGCAGGTTCAACCTCTCACGGTCTATATGGCTTACCGGATCATTTCCGTGACGGCCTTTGACCGAATTTTCGATGGCAACACCAGTAATTCCTGCGGAATTTACATGACAGCGCTGAACCGGCTATCCATGTCGGCGGGGACGGATGTTTCTGTTTCGGATGCCTATGATCTTCTGCCGGGAACCACTTCCGTTATCGCGGCGGTGTTTGATTCGGCGCATCAGTGTTCGCTTGATGCGGACCGGTATTATCCGGTTTCCGCCGTTGGCGCGACCAATCCTGGCGGCTTTACTCTTGGCGCCCGGGGAAACGCTGGAAATGCCGGGAACATCGAATGGGGCGAAGCCATTCTTTTCGCCGAAGCGCATCAGCGGGCGGAGCGTGATCGGATTCGCCGTTATCTAGCCCGGCGTTGGACGGCGGGCAATTCGCTCTTTATGGGTAATCAGTAGCCATTATGGCCAATATTATTCCTAATACCACTCAGGTTGCTGACCGCGACAACGAGCGCAGTTTGCTGATGAAGATTTTGCGTCGGCTAAACCTCAGCGCGGCGGTTTCTCCCGGAGTTCCAGCATCCAATGTGACGGTCACTAACACGCCGCTGGCCATTGATTTCGACGGCACGCAGCCGGTCAATGTGGTTGGGCAGCCACATGTTCTGGTTGATAACATGCCACTGACGCAACCGGTGAGCGGCGCGGTAGCGGTGATCAATTTTCCAGCGAACCAGACCGTGAATGGGACGGTGGCAGTGTCTAATTTTCCCGCAACGCAGAGCGTTACCGGAACGGTGGGCGTGGCCGGATTGGATTTCACCGTTTGTGGCCATTTGAATTCAATGGCGGTTCCTTTTGAATTTGAGGTAGCCCATGAGGGGTTGTATCGGGAGACTGGCGCTAATAAGGCAGCTTTTATTTATCGGATGCACGGTCGGCGGGCGGGGTTCAATTCCACGTCGGTTCAACAGGACGTGGGAGAGTATCTCGGCACGTCTTTGGATTTGTTTACCGAGTTGACCGGTGTGGAAGCGCTCCAACTGGTTTCCAGTAGTGCCAATGACACCGTGTTAGGCTCGGGGCTTCGCCGTGTTCGGATTTCCTATTTAAACACGTCGTATGTCTTGGCTTTTGTGGATTATGACTTGAACGGCGTCACCCCGATAACCGTTGCTGAACGCATGCTTTTTGTGTATTGCATGGAAGCCGTGACGGGGGGCGTGCTTGAGGGAGCCGCTGGAAACGTTGACTTACGGGTTACGGGGACTGGCGTAGTTCACGAACGAATCAACACAAACAGCAATCGCTCTCGCTCGGCGCGGTTTATGGTGCCTGACAACTACAAGGCTTACCTTATGGGATGGTCGGCATACTCAGTGGGGACTACGATGGATGCCCGACTTCGTGCTACTACGGTGTCTTTTTGCAACGGTTTGAACTTCCGGTATTTGGTAAAGTCGAACATGCTCTTGTCCTCTGGACAAAACGCGACGCAAGACCTGGTCTATCGTCAACTCCCCGCCCGAGCAAAATGTAAAATTGCCGTGATCCCTGGCGCGGCGCCGGTAGCCAATCGTATAGATACGGAGGCGATTTTACTTTTAGTGCAGGATTAACTCGGCCAACAGGCCACAACAACAAAACTTATGAACTTACTTGACTATTTAAACGACGTTACTGTTCTTCAGAACTTCTACACGGCGGCTATGAAATGGCACGCGGGACAGCCGGTGAATGAACGCTGCATGCTGGGCGATCAGGGAATTTACGAAAACCTTCTCCCGGTCCTTCAGGCGATCTGGCTGCGCTCCGGGCTTGACCAGCACAGCGCATATTACCCAACGATGGAGAAACTCCAGGCGCGGCCTGCCTATGAGATCATGATCGCCATGTTTACCTTGCTGGGCACAACCCACGTGGGACCGACTTGTTTCTGGAGTTTGTTCTACGCGACGAACTATGATGGGGCCTTTCTGGATTGGCGGCTGCATCTTGACGTGAATACGTGGGCTCAGCAGCCCGCCGGTGCTACCCAAATTGAAGTTGAGATTTGCATCCGCTCCATCGGGGGCCGGATGCCGAGCGGCACGGGTCAGCGGTTTTACTGCCCTATTGATGGCTCTCCGCATCAGGGACAGAACGTGCTTCCGGTCACCCCTTTGAACAGTGTTAGCTACCGGATGCGCTTTTGTGATGTTTCCGGCGCTCCGTTGTCTTTGTGGACCTACTCGAATGAGGAAGCCCCGTGGGACATTGGGAGTGTGCCGGGCATCCCTCTCGATTACCCGTAATCCTGCGGATTAGGAGTCCTTTAAACAGCCCCCGTTGGTTGACGCCGACGCGGGGCTGTGCTAGTTTATGGGTGTGAACAATACCCTTGGCTACATTCGGGTTTCCAGCACGGGTCAGCTTGACGGCGACGGGCCGGAACGCCAGCGCAACGCCATCTTGGCCTTTGTGTCGGCGAATTCTGAACTCGTGTTGGATACCATGTTTTCTGAGGCCGTGTCGGGCACGATAGACGGCCTGGACCGCCCGGAATTCGCAAGGCTGCTCGAATACATTGATGGCAACGCGGATCGCCGGATTCAGTTCGTGGTGATTGAGCGCCTCGATCGGCTGGCCCGCGACCTGATGGTGCAGGAGGTTCTGATTCGCGAATTGGCGAAGCGTCAGATCAAACTTTTTGCGACGGATCAGGGCCTCGTGGACCTGGTGGGCGGGGACAAGGACCCTACGCGCAAATTGATCCGGCAGGTGATTGGCGCATTGGCCGAATGGGAGAAATCCAACCTCGTTCGCAAGCTTCGTGTCGCCCGAGAGCGCGTGAAGGCCGCGAAGGGTTGGTGCGGGGGCAACGTGTCTTACGGCACGCTGGCCGGCGAAGGTCCGGTGCTTGACCTCATGCTTAGCCTGCGCGGAACAATGACCCTTCGTCAGATGGCAGACGTGCTGAACGACGAAGGATTTTCTAAACGGAACGGAAAGCCCTGGACCTTCAACGCCGTGGGGTTGGTGCTTGGGAACGCCCGGGGCGGAAAGGAGGCTGCCATGCGCCCGAACTAACCGAACAGCGTTTAAACGACTTTTATTGTTTGCTTTGCCGGCGTGGTAACAACCCCGCCGGCTTTCATTTTTTGGTGGTCTTTCAACGTGCGGTGAAACACTGTGTTTGAGAAAGCGCGCGGTAGCCCAAGCAGCGGCAAGCCGATACAAAGGCAAAGAGTTCCCGGAAACCCGGGCCGCGCAGCTTAACGCGGGGTGGCGCAGTTGGTAGCGCGTCGCGCTCATAACGCGAAGGTCGCTGGTTCGAGTCCAGCCCCCGCGCCCAGGTTGTCCTATGATTATAAACACGTATTACGCCCCAGTTCCCGGCATGCCTCGACCCGACGAACTGCTTCAACTCTGGGAACTGTCCTGGAGGCGTCGCGGCTGGGAACCGCGTATTCTTGGTTTGGAGGATGCCAAACGGCATCCCCGGTTCAACGAGTTTAATGACCGCATCACGACTTACCCGACGGCAAACAACCGCACCTATGAAGATGCCTGCTACCATCGGTGGCTGGCGCTGCACGGGGCCGGCGGGGGTTGGCTGTGTGATACGGACACGATCAACTTTGCCTTTTTCCCTCAGATACGCGCGCTGCCGTTCGAGATTCCCGAGCAGGCTTACGTGCCCTGTATTGCGTGGCTTGCTCCCGGGGGCACTCGCGCGATTGACTTGATCATGGAATACGGGCCGGTGCCTAAGTGGCCGGCGGACTGTCAGGCCGAAAAGAATCACATCAGCGACATGCTTATAATGCAGAACCGACTTCAAACCGGGCTTGATTTGGGCGACACAGACCAAGCAGTGGCCCGAGAATTTGGCGAATTTGATTGGAAGCGATTTCCGCTGACTCATTTTTCGCATAGTCGCACCGTGGGCGCCGGCTACGCATCGAAAGTTGAAGCGATCCAAAAGTGTGGGCGCCCTCTGTAATGCGGGACGCGGCAGCCGATATTACCCGCCAGGTGGTGCCCTTGCTGCACGCTGAAAAGCGGCGCGAGGCCGCGCAGTGCGTGTGTGATTTGTGCCGCATTGATCTGAAGGTTGATTCAGACGATCCGGCGTTGACGTTGCCGCCGCTCACCAACTGGTTGCATTTTCTGCTCAACTCAGATCGGATGCCGCAGGCGGCGGCGGTGTTGTGGAAGCCGAATCAGTTCACGGCGGAACCGCAGTTCACCAAGGACATTTGGGCGTTGTTTGACTCGACTTCTACTGGGCTGTTGATGGGCGGCGCCAGCGTCACCAAGTCTTACTCAATGGGGGTGAGGCTTTACCTTGAATGGGTGCGCGATCCAGAATATACCTCAGTCAATGTGGTCGGCCCCAGCGAGGACCATTTGGAAAAAAACCTGTTCTCGCACTTAGTATCGCTACACGATAAGGCCAGCCTGCCGCAGCCCGGCCAGGTGGGGGAACTGTTTATCGGGCGGTCACGGAGGGATCAACTCGGTTCGATCAAGGGCGTGGTGATTCCCGTGGGGCGAGTGAAAAAGGCGGGCCGGTTGCAAGGCACCAAACGGATGCCGCGCCCCGAGGCACATCCCCTTTTTGGTTCTCTTTCCCGGATGATGATATTCATTGACGAGATCGAGAATGTTCCGGCTGGTTTGTGGAAGGATATTGACAACGTCTTGGCGAATACGGACGGGGAAACCGGTCGGGACGGAGGCTTCAAGGTGTTTGGTGCTTACAATCCGACGAACCAACACGATGAAGTAGGCAAGCGGGCGGAGCCTGATTTTGGATGGGAGAAGTTTGATTTAGAGACGCACTATCGCTGGAAGTCAAAACGCGGGTGGGACGTGCTCCGGTTAGACGGCGAACAGTCGGAGAACGTAAAGGCGGGCAAGGTGATTTACCCTGGAATTCAGACCCGCGCGGGCCTAGAAGCAATCGCCAGGAATAGCGGCGGAAAACAGAGCGCTGGCTACGTCACGATGGGTCGGGGGGCCTACCCTTTGCAGGGCGTCGAATTGACGGTTATTCCTCCGGGGATGCTTGGCAAGATGAGGGGCACCTTCATTTGGTATGAACCTCCGGCCCCGATTGGAAGCTCCGACTTGGCGTTAGAAGGAGGCGCGGGCACCGTGCCTACCCTTGGAAAATTTGGGAAAGCCACGGGCATGAAGTTGATACCGTCGTTGGAGTATCCAAAAGGTCAAACGATCATGTTCAAGGATGCGCGCGGCCAGGTGGCTCCTCGGTATGCCTTGCAAGCGGACCACCAGTTTGTCTTGCCCAAGGGGGAGACAATGGCGGTGGCCGAGTCGCTGATTACTTTTTTCAAACGGGCGGGGGTTCGCCCTGAGAGCGTTGCCGTGGATCGAACGGGGCACGGTGCTGGCGTGGCGGACATGATGAAGCATATGTGGTCCGCCGCAGTTCATGACGTGAACTACTCGGAGGGATGCACCGGGGGAAAACTCATGCAGGAGGACACGAAGACCTGCAAAGAACAGTATGAACGCATGTGGAGCGAGTTGTGGTTTGGTCTTCGTGCGTGGGCGGAATTTGGGTATTTGTTGTTGAGTCCAGAATTGGATTTGACAAATCTTTCGCAGCAGCTTACGCAGCGAAAGTTCCGAATTCAAAACGCCCGGTCTCGGGTAGAGTCCAAACGTGATTATATGTCGCGTGGATTTCCCTCGCCAGATGAAGCGGATTCGCTCACTTTGTTGGTATATGTCGCGCGCATGGTGTTGGGGGTTCCTTTGTCCATGAAGGGCGAGATAGTGGACCCCGACGAAGCCGACGATGGCTGGTATGACGGGGGTTTGGTGAGGATTGATCCTTCCAACCATGTTGATTCTTTAGATGACTCAATCTTATGAAAGGAGACTTTTAATGTTTCGTGTGAATGTAAATGTTTACCCGTCCGGTAGCGGCGGGTATGTGTTTCGGGACTCTGACGGGACGGTGTTTCGCGGCAAGTCGTGGGGTGGGGTGGCGCGCAAGGTGGCTCAGTATCGGCTAAACTCGGGCCGAGTGGTTGGTGACGTGGTGACAGAGGTGGCTTCCCAAGCGTGCGCCAGAAATCCGGGGATTTGTAAAGAGGCCAATCAGGTTGTCCCTGCTCCGAGGCCGTCAACCCTGAAAGGACGAGTATTGACCTGGCTTACAACTTTTGTGCGAATACGGGAAGCGCGTCCGCTTGGTTTTGTGGACGACGCGACCGCGAGAACCCGGGCCAATATCTGCGCTGTTTGTCCACGTGGAAAACAACTTCCTGGTGGGTGTGCCACCTGCAAGCAGGCGATTCGGGAACTGCGGCTGAAAGTTGTGGGCAATCAGCGGATCACGGCAATGGACCAGCGGCTTGGCGCCTGTGAAGAGTTGGGCGTTGACCTTCCCACAGCGGTTTTTCTCGATGAGGTTCGGGTCACTAATGAGGCCCTCCCGGGAAACTGTTGGCGAAAAACGGGCGTATGATTTTGCGTTTCAGCATGTTTCCCCGGTCCATCGCGGCGGTGTGCCGGGCGGCCTGGGCTCGTCTTCGCGGGTATCGCGTCCTAGCGACTTTGGACGAGCAGGAATACCGGACTGACGAGTGCTTCAATTGTCCGCATCTTGCCCCCGACGGCGAACAGTGCGACAAGTGCGGCTGTTTTATCATTGCCAAGACCTGGATTGCCACCGAGAAGTGTCCCGTGGGCCGCTGGCCGGCGGTGTGGCGCAAAAAGAAGTTGACGAAAAAAGCGGATGGAGGGACTTGGTAAGCGTATGGCAGATGATTTCAATCGCGAGAGTTTTCCGACGGATTTGTCGGAGGTCAAGCCGGCGTCACAACTTGAGGACGACCAGAAGGGAATAGTTTCCAGTCCACAGATTGACGCTTCTGGAAAGCCGACGCGGCGCGCGGTGAAAGACCCCAAGCAGGCGAAGGAGATTGTTCTTGAAGTGGTCCAGAACAACCGCTCTCGCAACATTGTGGCGTCTCGCATCATGGCGAAATACAACGCGGAGCGCCCGTATGAGCAGGCCGCCCTGGAACGCGAGGGACTTGGTTGGCGGCAGAACTTCACGACGAAACCGCTGCCCATGATGATTGAGAAAGCATATCCTCGCTTCAGCGAGGCGGTGCATGGGCTCAAATACTTGACCAACTCGGCGCTTTCCGACAAGTGGCAGAACTCCGCCGAGAAGACGGAGCGCTTTCGCGCCGGCCTCACGAAGGTAATCCGCGACCGCAAAGGCTGGCGGACCTTGGTAGAGGACATTGCGATGAACAACTCGTTGTTCGGGCACTCGATTGTAGCGTGTCTGGACGAGTATCGTTGGATGCCGAAGCATTTCAACCACGACGAATCGTTCATCACCGACGGAGTGAAACAGACGGTCGGGTCGGCCCAGGTGATTGTGCTTCGAGAAGTTTATCTTCCGCATGAACTTTACGAATACATCCGCGAACCTGAGATCGCGAAGGGGGCGGGCTGGGAAGTTCCCAACACCATCGCGGCGATCAACAACGCCTGCCCGTCACAAATCAAGGAAATGCTTTCGGTGGGCGGAACGACGGAGACTTGGTATCAAAACGCGGAGCGGGAACTGAATGTCGGCACTAGTTACCAAGGCGGGGCCAATAGCATCCAGTGCTATTCGCTTTTCGTTCGCGAAGTTACCGGCAAGGTCAGCCATTACCGGTTGGCGGGAACAGAACTGAACATTATTTTCGCCCGCGATGACCGGTTCGACACGATGGACGACTGCGCGGCTTTCTTCTCGTTCCAAAAAGGTAATGGGACGATGCACGGGTCCAAAGGTATCGGTCGGGAGATTTATGAACTGGCGGGCATGCAGGATCGAACGCGCAACGAAGTTGTGGACCGTGCGATCTTGTCGGGCAAGACCCTGGTGCAGGGGGACATTCGGCAAATCCACAAATTCAAAATGAGTGTGGTGGGCTCCACGGTCATCGTGCCCTCCGGCTGGACCGTGCTGGAGCAGCGCGTTGATGGCAACATTGAACCGTTTCTGAAACTCGACGCCTATTTTCAGATGCTCGTGGACCAGTTGGTTGGCAGTGTGTCGCCAAAGCAGTTTGGCGGGGAGCGCACCACGGCGGCGGAGGTCAACCTATACGCTTCTCGGGAAGAGGAAGTCAAGGACTCCAAGATCACTCGTTTTTTGGAGCAGTTCACCGACATGGTCGGGCTCATGCAACGCCGGATTTGCAACCCGGACGTGAAGGATGAAGATGCCAAAGCCTTTCAGAAGATAATGCTGGATATTATGACCCGCGAAGAGCTAGACGAACTGGCTAAACAGCCGGTGGCGGGAACGGTTCGCGACCTGACGCCAATGCAGCGGCAACAGGTGGTTGCGGTAGCGGCGGAAAAGCGGGGCAATCCTCTTTACAATCAACTTCAACTCGAAAAGGAAGACATTACCGCCCGGCTTGACGCCAGTTTTGCCAAGCGAGTGCTTCTTCCCGAGAATGATCCGACGCAGGAGGCAGAACAGTTGCGGTTGCAACAGATGGAACTCGCGTTGATCTTGCAGGCGCAGGCGGTTCCGGTTTCTCCGCGTGACGGGCACGTAATTCACATGAAAGTTTTGATGCCGGTGGCGCAGCAAGTCGCCCAGGCGGTCATGCAGGGCCAATCCAACACCGCAGTTTTTGAGTCGGTGATTGCTCACTTGACCGAGCACTACACTTTAGCGGAGCAACAGGGCGCTCCCAAAGAAGCCCTGGCGGAAGTGGCGGGTGTTATTAAGAAAGCCGGCCCGGTGCTGGCCAAATTGAAAGAAGTGGACGCGCAGGCGCAGCAGTTGGCCGCCCAGTCACAGCAACTCGATGCAGAAGACGATCAACAGATGCAGATAATGCAGGGACTCGCGCAACAGGGCGGGGCCGCCCAACCACCGGTAGCCCAGCCTGGAGTTCCCGCGTAAAAAAAACCACCTATACCCCGATGAATGATAAAGGCATCCCTGAGTGGGATTCTGAAGATACAATCGCGTTTCGCACGTTTTTAAAAACTCGTGCGGGATTGCGTTTGGTCGAAAAATGGCTTGAAGCCACGCCCCCGCTGCTCGCGGGCGGACCCACCAACGAAATTTTGATCCGCTGCGGGGAGTCTCGTGGCTGGTCCGAGGCGGCCCAGGCGCTTTTGCTCCTGGCTTTTCCCGCACCAGAGATCAAATCACAGCCGGCGTCTTACCCTCCGTTGGACGATGATTCGGCTTGGAACGACAACCCCACAAAACCCACACCCTGATTATGGCAGATGATTTGAACAAGAAACCCGAAAGCGGCGACGTAGCTCCGCAGGACATAGCCGCCAACAACGCCGAAGTAAAGGCCAAGTTGGAGAGCCAGGATATTTCCGGGCACAGCACGGCGGGCCACGATGATCCGCTTTTTGACAGTGGAGCCAGTGCGCTTGACAAGTTGCGTGACGCCGCCGAAAAGAAGGCCGAGGAGGACACCACAGGAGACGGAACGCCTAAGCCGGACGAAGGGAAGGCGAAACCAGTTGTAGTTCCGAAGCCAGACGCCGCCGTGAAACCCGACGCCGCCGCGAAACCCGATGACGCTGCCAAGGGTGATACTGGGGTCAAGCCCGACGACATTTTTCGTGACGTGCAACTTCCTCCGGGAGCCCGTCCGAAATCCGCTGAAGCGTTTGGGCAGATCAAGGCCCGTGCGACTCAGGAAATCTCGGAGCGCGATAAGCGCATCGAGCAGTTGCAAAAGGATATTGCGGATCGTGACGCCAAGCTTCAGAGTCCAGTGCCTGCGGAAACACTTGCGGAGTTGAAAGAACTCCGGGAGTTTCGGGCCAAATTCGACATTGAGGCAGACCCGAAGTTTAAGAGTTTCGACACGACTATCAGCCAGTCACATGAGTTCATCTACGCGCAGATGCGTAAGAATCCGAACATCACGGAAGACGTGATTACGCAGATCAAGAAATACAACGGCCCGGAAAACGTGCAGATGGCCAAACTGTTTGAGGTCATGCAAGACCCAACTGCGCAGCGGTTGATCGAGGGCCGCCTGGCGGACATTGAACTTCAGAAGTTCAACAAGGCCCAGGCGCAAGAAGAGGCCAAGAAAAACGTGTCCGGGTATATTGCGGAACGTCAGAAACAGTTTGAAGAAAATCGCACGGGCCACAACACCGCGACGAAGAGGGAACTCGATTCGATTTTGGCTAAGTTGGATTGGATGAAAACGAAGACTTCGGACGCCAAGGCGACGGATGCGGACAAGGCGGCGGTGGCGGGGCACAACAAGTTTGTCGCGGATATGAATCAGCAATTGACGAACGCTCTGGCGGACGACTCGCCGGAAATGCGCGGGGTCATGCTGGCCGGTATGGCTCAACTTTTTTACTTGCAGGACCGGCACGACGCTCTTAAGGCGAAAGAGAAGGCGTTGTCCCAAGAGAATGAAAAACTCCGGGTCAAACTCGAAAAATTTACGGGGGCTTCCATCACACGATTGGAAGAATCCGGGGCGTCGCCCGCCAAGACGGAACTAAAAATGAGCAAGGACATTTTCAGCGCGCGGGCTGCTGATTCTCTGGACGCGATCCGCGACCGGATTATTGCGGAACGCCAACGGGCCGACGCTCAATGATTATTGAAGTTTTAGAGTCGGAGAGTGATCGGGACGAAGGCCCTGGAGTAGTTTCTCCGGTTTTTCAGACTGTCACGGTGGGGACTAAGAAGGTCATGCTCACGATGCCGTGGCAGAAACACACCAACCCGGTTACCGCGTTTTCCGTGATGGGACTTTTCGACCGTCGGCGTTGTGGCCGGTTGCTCAACTACGGGGACGCCTTCGTGGCCCACACTCGCAACACTTGCGCGAATCTTTTTCTCGGAACCGACTTGGAATGGATGTTGACGATTGACGACGACATGATCGTGCCCTTTGGTGACGCGAAGTGGTTCAATGCGCACACGCGATTTAATCTACCCCCAGAGTTTGCTGGGCTGAATGCGCTCGACCGGTTGCTTTCGCATGGAAAGACTTTGGTGGGCGCTCTTTATTTTGGCCGGCATGAATTGGGGCGGCCTATGTATGCCGAGGGTGCCAACATTCCCGCTGAGGCGGAGTTTGCCCGCAAGGCGCCGATGAATTTGATCAAGCCAACGAAGTGGGTCGGGACGGGCTGTATGTTAGTTCATCGTTCTGTTTACCTCGACCTCGAAAAGAAATTCCCTCGCCTGGCCCGTAATGGGGGCCGGGGTGGCCAGTGGTTTTCTACCAGCGAGCATACGGCAATGGATTGGATTGACAGGGCAAGGAAGATGCTTTCCGAAGGTCCGATGACTGGTGAAAAGGCTTTTAAGGCTTTAGAAATGCTGGAGAAGGCTTCTTCTGATGCTCACGCCAACTCTTCATTGGGCATGGGCGAGGACGTTCAGTTTTGCACTCGCGCCAAGGATGCCGGGCACCAACCTTTTGTGGACATGGGGCTTGTATGCGGTCATATCGGCTCGTGTGTTTATGGACCTCGTAACACGAGGCGGAAGTAATATGGGTCGTTTAGTCAGCAACTATCGGGGGGCTTCCAGTGCTAAGGCACCGATCTTAAAAACAAAAAGCAGTCCCAAGATTCTACTTGTGCTTCAGTTTTGGGAAGGGGACAAGGAACAAGCGATGCAGTTGGCCCGGTTCATCGCTGACCTTTCTCCCGGTATGAACGATCACGCTGACTTTTTGTTTGCGGCCCGCTTCGATTGCCCCCAGGACAACGATGCGGTGAAATACGTATCGCGGAAGTTCAACGTATGGACAACGACTTGCCGGCGGCGTGGCGTCGGTTGGCCGCACGGTTGCAACGAACTTTGGTTTGGGACCATGTCGTGGATTTATGACATGATCACGATGAAGAAACTTCAGCATTACAAGGCGGTATTCACTTTTGAAGCGGACTGCGTCCCAATGCGTCCTGATTGGTTGCAACATTTCTGTCGGGAATGGGGCGCCATACAGACCGTGCAACCTATCTATGTCGCCGGGGCCTTATTGAGGGCTCCCGGGGAGCATATCAATGGAAATGCGATGTTTTCAACGGATTTGAAGTTTCTGCGATGGATTGCAAAGGATATCGTGAGTGCCGCGTCTTCTGCCGGTTGGGACTTTTGGCTGGCTCCGCAGTTTCGGCAGTGGGGATGGGCGCAGCTTCCCGGGCTTCTTTCTTATTGGAATGCGCAAACCATGCCCGAAGCAGAAATCAATCGGTTGTTCTGGTCTGGAATTGCCTTCCTGCACGGGGTCAAAGACGATTCGCTGTTTAAAGAGGCTCGGAGGCGGTTGTTACATTTTGCTTGACATTTTCCCGAAAGTCTGCACTGGGTTCGTGAGCCTAAATCTCCGTCGGGGTTGGCTCACCCTGGCAGGACTAGTCGCTGTTTGTCCGCAGTGCTTCCGCTAATGTGGCGGTTGAGATTAAACCAGAAACATGAATCCTGTGCCGAAAGCACGGGTAGAAAGAAACTCACATGGCTTATACTTGTGATACTCCGCTGGAAATCTCGAACATTGCTTCGCAGGACACCAGCCGACTTGTGGGCAGCATCGCTAAGGCGTTGGCTGCGAATTCCCCTTACCTCAATGTGATTGGCGGCGGAACCTTCCCGTCCGGAACTTCCGATGCCATTCGTTCCGTCGTGCAGATGCAGGCGGCCCCCGGCGATTCACTCGCCATTCCGACGTTCGTGTGTGACACGGACCTGTGCGGTTACCTGGGCCATCAAGACCTGACGGACACCATTGAATTCGAGACTCGCCTGGAAAGTTTCCGGAACCGTGGTCCGAATATTTGCGTTAAGAAAGGCTACTCCGCCTTCAAGGGCAGCTACACGATGGCCGAGGACAGCTTGAAGAAGCTCATTACGCAGTATGTGAACGCTGACGTGCGTGCCCAGCTTTACCTGCGGAGCGCTTCCAAGTTTACCGCGAATGCGAACTACGATTTCGACTCGCTGTTTGCGGGCGGCTCCGAGACTGACCTCGGGGTGCTGTTTGCCGGCGGGTTGCTGCCTACTGGTCCGATGACCTTTAAGGCACTGCACTACATCGCCCGATACATGCGCGAAGTTCTGTTCGCTGAATGGTATAGCTCTGACAAGGGCATGCCTCATTTCCGCTTCATCGGTGGAACGGATCAGGTCGAATATTTCCGCAGCGAAGTCGGCGTGAACAACGTCGCCGTCGCCCTTACTCAGGGTGGTTATGACATGGGCAAGACCATGCTCACGGCTTACGGTTTCGAGACGAGCCCGGCTTACCGTGGCATCGCTTTCGGTATTGACCAGCGCCCGTTGCGCGCTACTGGCTTCAACGCGAACGGCACGCTCGCCCTCGTTGACCCGGTTACCATCGTGCAGAATCTCGTCAAGGGCACCGCTTATGCGAAGCCCAATCCGTCGTGGCTGAATGCGGACTACGAAGTCGGAATCTTGATTGCCGAGGGTTCTTTCGAGCGCCTGGTGCCCGAGCGGTATGTCGGCGAAGGCAGTTTCAAATTCGCGCCTCAGCTTCACATGGGCGAAATGGAATGGCACTACGTCATTGACAACACCTGCAATCAGTGGGGCGATTACGGCTGGCACAAATACCAGATCACGCGCGCCTACAAGCCGCTGCGCCCGCAGCATATTGTCCCGATCCTCTACAAGCGGTGCAAGGCTGACCTGGGCCTCGTGGACTGCGAAGACACGTCTTCGCTGGTTTACACCGGCACGGACAGCTACACTGACGTTGGCGTCTGCGAAGACGAAAGCGAAGGAGTGGTCGGGCACGAGCAGGAGCACGAGCGCCAGTAAGGTTTTCGGGGTAGCGAACCTTCCCGGTTCGCAAGGTGGGACAACTGGACCGGCGGGCGAAAGTTCGCCGGTCCTTTCTTCTAAAGAGTATGATACGACATTTGTTCAATCCGTCGGTGGATCACGGCGTCGGTTTTCTGGCGTCAGCGAACCTGGCTTCGGCCAGTTTGATCAGTTTTCTTGAGGGCCTGGAGCCAGCGTTGAAGGCGTTGCTTTTACTCGGGCAGGTTGCGGTTGCCGTCGCAACAGTTTTTTACGTCTATCGTAAAGCCAAGGCTGTCCGGGTGCCTAGAAAATACGTCCGAAAAGCAAAGACGGCGGGAGAGAACTCTTCGCAAGTTTTGACTTGACGGTCTGGATTCATTGGAGGACTTGCTATGCGTATGCGTAAGATGATTTTGGCGCTGACGTGCGCCCTGGCGGTGTTCGGGACGGGCTGTTCGAGTTTGATGCCCAAACCAGTCGAACTTTTTCAGAAAGAGGTGAAGGCGTTCCCAGAACCGTCGGAAACCTATCGGGAGACGCAACGGCAGGCCGCTGCGCTGGCTGAGCAGCGTGCCAAGGCAGCGCTTGACGCCGCCCGGGCCGAGAATGTATCCACCAACGTCCTGGCGCCCGCCGGGGACGCCCTGACGCTCAGCGGCGCGGTGTCGGACTCCCTTGGCAGCCCTTCCAAGCCGGCTTCCGGCGCTTCGGTTGCCGACAAACTTCGCCACGCGATGGCGAAACTTGACTCCAAGATTGCGGATTTCAAGGAGCGGAACGATTCGCTCGAAGGCAAGAAGATTGAGGATACCGGCCTTTTCAAAGTGCCCTATTTCGTCTGGCTTGGGGCTGTGCTCGTGCTCGGTTTTGTTGGGTTGGTGATTGCCGGCCTGGTTTGGACGGCGTTGAAGGTCTATGCCACCACGAATCCGCCCTTGGCGCTCGGTTTAAACGCCGTGCAGGCCGGCGGAGCGTTTGCGAAGAAGGCGGTAACGCAACTTCTCAAAGGCGGGGAGGAATTCAAGAAAGCTGTGGCGAAGGAAGTTGCGGACCCAGCGCTGCTCGCGCGGGTGCAGTCGCTTTTTCGGACACATCAGCAAATCAATCAGGATCAGGACGTGCAGGCGGTTGTGAAAGAACTCACTCGGAAAGGGGAATGATATGAGTTGCGGATATTGCAATGATGGGACAATTACTTCGACGTGCGGGAATCCGTGCGGGGCGAGCGCGATTAATAGCGCGACTTGTGAAACAATTCCGTCGCAGATCGAGAATTTTACGATTCACTTTTTCGGTTCGGTGACGAAGACCGAGGTGAATGGTCAGGTTTCGTGGACGCTTCCTTGTAATCTTGAAGTTGGGCTGCCCAACAATCCGAGGATCGAAGGTGAGGGGCTTGCTTGCTATTTTCTTCGGCTGTTCAACGACGGTATCATCGGAGCTACCGGACCACAGGGTGATCCGGGTGAAGATGGCGATCCTGGCAAGAACGCCTTCACAGTCACGCTGGCAAGTTTTACGCAGCCGACGTTGGCCAGTCCGTATGTGCAGGTGCTCACCAGTTACAATCCGTCAATTCTTGTTGGCCTGTATGTGTTCATCGGATCATCGGGGTATTACCTAGTCACTGCTACGGACCCTAGTGGTAACGTGTGGCTGACGTTGATTGAGCCGCTAGGCAGCGCGCCGGCCACGATTACCGCTGGCAAGTTGGTTGTGCCTTCCGGGCCGCCAGGCCAGAGTATCGTGGGGTTGCAAGGCCCAGCGGGGGCTCCTGGTCCGCAGGGTTCTCCCGGGTCATCTTACACGGCTGAGAATGAGTTCTACTATGCGGATGCGGGAACAGACTTTCATGTTCAGGCTCTTCCGCAGCAAGTTATTTTCGTAAGTTCGACGCCAGAAGTCACGCTTAGCAGTGGCACCTGGCTGATTACAGCAACGATTGAAGTTCTCCCGGACCCGTCAGTGGCTATTAGCGACGTGGTCAATTTGAGGCTTCGCGATCTGAATACCGTTGGAGACCTTCCGGGTTCTGGTCGGCGAGTTTCTGGGATGAATGCAAATCGGATTGAAAATGTGACAATTTGCATTCGCTATTCTCCGCTTGTGAGCGGGACTACCATTGGTTTGATTGCGGACTTGAACGGTGGGGTGTCTAACCGCGCTTACATCGTGGCTACCGGAGCGCAAATTGTAGCGGTCAAACTTGAAAACTAATGGCTGAGTTTGGACAATTCTACCCAGTAGTGCGCGACGAAGAGGGTCTTCTCGCCGCCACGTGTCAAAACGTTTCCGCGAAGGTCGGTCCCGATGCCCCGGTCTTCACGTTGATTACGAGCAATCCTTCAACTGACTTGTGGCAGGATGAAGATGGTGGGTTGATTCAAGAGGGCAACGGAGACGGAATAATTCTAGAATGAAACTTAGTCAAAAGCCCATTTTCGGCGGTGCGATAATTCCCGCTGGAAGTTACGTTCCAGTGAGTATTCCAGTTGGTGCGATCACGCAGATTTGGCGGGTTGATCCCGCCATTGTTGGGGCAGTTGGTCCTACAGGTCCAGCCGGCGCTACCGGCGCCACCGGCGCCACCGGCGCCATCGGTGCCACCGGCGCTGCCGGCGCTGCCGGCGCTGCCGGCGCCAACGGCGCCAACGGCGCCAACGGCACCAACGGCACCAACGGCACCAACGGCACCAACGGCACCAACGGCGCGGCGGGGCCAGCGTGGTCCCCGACTCATTCAGTTTTGAACTATGCCGCCTCGGTTACGGTGGATTTCACGGGGGACGATTACAAGACCTGCACGTTGACAGGCGACATTGACTTTACCGACAGTTCTAACCGCGCGGCGGGACGTTCTGTTGTGGTTCGGGTTGTCTGTGACGGTTCGATCCGAAACGTGACATTCAACGCCAACTGGAAATTTGTTGGTGCTAAGCCCACGACACTCGCGGCAAACAAGATTGCGGTCCTTTCGCTCACAGCGTTTGACGCGAACGAAACTGGCGTAGTTGCGGTCTGGGCAGCGGAGACATAATATGCCCGGAATTGGCTTAAGTTTTTTCGATCAGGCTTTTCTCGCGTCCTCGGCGGCGGTGGTAATCGCCGATCCGACGGACATTCCGAATCTTTACACCTGGATGGAAGCAGAAACCGGGGTCCGGGATGCGGCGGGAAATGTGATTGTGGTGGACGGAACGGACGTGAATTTCTGGGACGATCAGGGTGGTGCCGGAATGAACCTCGTGGCGAAATCGGCGGGTCAACGTCCTACGTGGGAAGACGGAGAATGGAATGGCCGGGCGATAATTCGGTTTGCTTCTACGGACATAATGCTAGTGGCCGGGGCGGCCCAGGCACAACCGCAGACGCTTTTTTTTGTAGCCAGGATGGCAACCAGTTCTTATAATACGTCTATTTGCACGGGAAGCGTTTTGTGTCAGTGGTTTTTTGAGCGGGATACCTATGGAAGACTGGCAGTCATGGTTAACGGCGGAGCCGATGTTCCTTTTGGAGCCTGCTACCCGGGCGCGGGCGCTCCAATTTTGGCCTGTGTAATCTTTGATGGGGCGTCTTCAAAGTATGCGGTGAACTCTTCGACTTTGTTGGCGCTGGCAAATCCGGGAACAAACACTATGGGCGGGCTGGCTATTGGTGGAAACATTGGGGGCAGTGGTTATACAAGCATGGACTTCGCGGAGCTTATTTGGTATGACGATGCCGTGAGCGCCGAGAATTGTAGCGCCATGATGCAATGGCTTTCGGCTCGCTATGCCGTGGCTCTTACGGGCGCGCTTCCTTACGGTCCCGGGCCGACGGACGATTTTGAAAGTTATGCGGATGGCAATGATCTTGACAGTCTGGCGGGGGGCTCTTACTGGGATGGGGATTGGGTGGCTCGATGAGCGTTCACGAAATTGAATCTTTGCAGGGGCGCCTTTGGGGGCTACTTGACGCGGCAAAGTGCGCGCGGCTAATTACACTACCAAATGGAACCGCCAACTGGAGCCGAATTCGGGTTGGGGCGCTTGTCGCTCTGTCCGGAGCGGCCACCGCGACAACGCCCACGTGGGGCATGGGCATTTGTAAAGGGACCACCAACATTCTAGGAGACGCCACAACCGATCACTGGATCGGTGCGTATAGCACGGCCACCTGGACCTATAACGGGTCCGGAGGATATGCTTCCGGAACCATCGCTTATTACAAGAAAGTAGGGGTTACGCTCACGGGTGGGGGCGGCGCCTCTGGGTATGACATTGCCGACGAGGGGGTGCTGAACCACGTGTCGGGGTATTTTGTGGACATTGTGAGGGGAAGTCCTAATTACACCGTTGAAGTTGTGATGAATGATACAGTGCCAACTGGGGCGAACTCGTTGGCGGTGGCAACTTTTGAGGACCGCATGAAATACGCGCGAACACTTAATGGACTTCAGCCAGCCGGCTACTATTTTCACAGTGGCGCCGTGGCCTGCGACGAGAGCGTTAACGGTTATTTCACGGCGGCAAACATCTACTGGAGCGGCTCAACTGCCGATTGGTGCGTTGACCGGCTTGACGTATCGGTGTTCTGATGGCACTTGTTTTTTTTTTTGACTATGAAAATGAACCTTGACCTTGGCAAACCGGGGCCTGAATTTGGCCCCGCCGAAATCAACAGGACGGAACCTTACTACCCGTCGTTTCACTACGAAGGTAAAGAACCCCTGGACCTGCCGAAGAGTGGAGTGATGACCATTCGTTTTCGCAAGTCTGGAAGTTCTGAGAGCGAAGGGCGGAACGGCGACGAGCATTATTCCTGCACGGTGGACGTTCTGGAAATTGTGAGTGTCGAGGGAAGCGAGCCGAAAAAGAGTGCTTCTAAACAGACCGAGGAAGCCCTGGATGGCCTTCGGGCTGGGCGCGAGAAGGCGCAGGAAGACGAAGGTTGATCATGTTTCGAGTTGAAGACGTTTGGGACGAGAGCAAAAAGATCGTTGGGTCTTGCTCCGACATCGCGTTGTTTCGGGCAATGAGTGACGCCGTCACCCTCATTGCCAACAAGGCTGAGTTTGAAGGTTGGAAAGGCTGGCTTGATATTTGCACCAGCGGGGGCTCGTGTGTTACGCTTCCGCGCGAAGTCGAAACGGTGCTCGCCGTGAATATCGGCGGAAAGCCAACGCTCGGGCTCAGTTCACTTTTCAACTTCCACCTGAATGGCCCGGGTGATTGCACTTGTGCGTGTAACTGGACCTGGCAGGATCAGGGCGGATGGCATAGCACGTATCGCGACCTGACGGAAGGCCACAAGTTGGTGGGGTATGTCTCGACTTCCTCCGACAACGGAAAGGCCCTGATTGTTTATGGCTTTGACACGGCGGGAAACAAACTCCGTCGCCAGGTCGGCGGTGTGTGGCTTGACGGTTACCAAGTCCCGACGATCTACGGCTACGCGATCCCTGACGCTGGCGCGCCAGTTGTCGCGCGAATCATAGGTGTTCAAAAGGACGAAACGGATGGTCCAGTTCGCCTTTCGACCATTGACGCCGGAGGCCCCACGGGGGGAATAGTTCTCGGGGTGTATGAGCCTGACGAGACACTTCCTCAATACCGGCGCATCAAACTTGGGTGCTCGTGCAGTTGGGTTCGCATCGCCTACCGGCGCACGACTCCGCTGCTTACAAGCCGGTATGATCGGGTCACGTTGAAAAGCCGGCTGGCTTTTCTCAACGCGATGCGCGCCGTGAAATATTACCACGATGTTGACCTGGGGCTCGCGCACGCGTATGAAGCGGACGCCGCCAGGCTCGAATTGGAAGCTCAGGACGCGAGCGAGCCTCCGACTTTCCACCCGATCCAAGTCGTTGATATGAACTCGTTGCGCGATAAGGGCGACGAAGACATTCGCTAAAATATGGAACTTAGCCAACAACTGACTTTATTTTTTGCAAATTGCCTGCTTCAGGCGACAGGCACGAAACGCTGCACGAAGTGTGGTCAAACCAAGGTGTGGGACGAATTTTTTGAGGACAAAAGAATGAGTCTTGGAAAATCGTCTTGGTGCAAACAGTGTGCTGCGCGGAATGCTTCTGATTGGGAAGGCAAGCATCCGGTCTATCGTAGAGATCGTCGGAGAAAGTTAAGTCCTGAAAGGCGGCGGTCGGATCATTTGAAACAGACGTATGGACTTTCTATAAAAGATTTTGATTCTATGTTCGCCAACCAAAATGGAAGGTGTGGCGTTTGTGGTAAATTCATGGGGCGTCCTTTTGTAGATCATTGCCATACTTCTGGAAAAATTCGGGGGTTACTTTGCCAGTGTTGTAATCTTGCCCTTGGGTATCTTCACGACCGCTCAGATGTGGCTATTAAAGCTGCTAACTATTTGGAGAAGCACCGTGCCTGAACTTACACTGGACCACGACGGAACCTGGTTTCGGGGTTGCAAAAGCGACTGCGATCCCGGGCAACTTCCGGTGGGTTACTACTGGAATGCGTGCAACGTCGTGAATGTCGGCGGCATGATTTCGTGTCGTCCCGGCTACCGCTGCATTGTCGAACTTCCGGATGGGAATCTCCAGGGAGCCGCCATCTTCCGGCCACTTCTCGGCCTGGAGCAAATGGTGATCGTCATCGAAGGGCACGTTTACGTGGCGGACTATCCATTCAAGAACTGGCGCATGTTGACTAACGTTCACATGAATCCCGTGGCCAAGCAGGTTTATTGGTGTCTCGCGGAGCAATCAGCCTATCGGGAAACCACGGAACTTACTTCGGCAATCATCGTGCAAGACCCGCGCCGGATGATGTTCATTCAAGACGGCGACACTGCGCCAGCGTGGTATGACGGTAGCAACTCAGGGCATCTTCGGGACTTGCCTTTTGAGATGCCTGTCGGGAAGTCCATGTGTTGGGTCGGCGACCGCCTCTGGGTTTCGCGCGGCCCATACGTGTTTGCTTCTGACATTGCCAATCCAGTTTCCTTCCGCGAACAGCTTTATCTTGGCGGAGTGGGGGCTTTCGTTTTTTCCGGTGAAGTGACTGCTCTAGCGAAGACGCCCGGACTCGAAGCGCCGCAGTTGATGGTTTTTACCGGCACGAACGGGTCGCTTGTGCAGGCGAACATTCGCGAGCGGTCGCAGTGGACGACTACCACCGATATGCAGCGGGAGATTTTCTCGGTTGGCTGCACGTCTCAGCGATCGGTTATCAGCCATTACGGCCAACTTAGTTGGTTCTCGCAGAGTGGGCAGACCTTTTTGGACCAAGCCGTGCAGGCGACGAATAAGTCGCGAATGCCGATTCGCGATCACGAAATGCACTGGAGTAAGATTCAACTTTCAGCGGACCTTAGTCTGGTAGCCGGGGGCGCGTTCGGGCAGTTTCTTCTTATGAGCGTGCCTTTTGAGGACACGTTTAATTCTCATACTTGGGTTTACAATAACGCGAGCTTTGAAACAATTTCCGACGACTCGGGTCCGTCGTGGTCTGGTTTCTGGACTGGCACTCGGCCTGTGGAATGGGTTTACGGTGACATTGCTGGCTCCGAAAGAATTTACTACGTGTCCACCGACGAAGACGATAAAAATCGGCTTTGGGAGGCGTTCACTCCAGACCGGCTGGACAACGGGTGTCCGATCACTTGGTTTGTCGAAACACGCGGCTATTTTGGGCTCACGTCTCCGGCGCAAAATAAGCTTCCCGGCGCGGATTGTAGGTTCTGTTACGCCGATCTTGCTTTGCTCGCTCTCGACGAAGACTTCGACCTGGGCGTATTCTACGCGGGCGGGCTTCGGGGGGCCTACAAGAAGCTTCTTTCAAAGCGGTTTCACGTGACTCGTGGTGGCTTGACGTATGGGGTTCCGATTCGGCTTAGCACGGATATCGTGACTTATAAGTCGCAATCCCGTCGGGTTCGCACCGAGGATGCGCGCCGGTTGGTGGATGACACCGAAACGGGATCGTGCCCAGCGGAGAGCGATAAGCAAGAAAACGTGGATGAAAGCTTCCAGCTTGCGATAGTTGGTCACGGGCCGGCGACGATTCGCTGGATTCGCACGTGGGCCGCCCCGGAGAAGGAAGACCTGTCAGGCAACGGAGAGGCATGCCAGGACGAAACTGGATTCAATGCGGTGCGCTTTGATGGCGCGGGCGCGCACGCGGGGGACCTTACGGAGGTCCAACTTGGGGTGCTACAGCACGCCATCGAACGATATACCTCGAACCAGACAACCACGGTGGATCAAGAAGGCCAGTCGGTCGTTGGAGTCGGCTACGCCGAGAGTGTAATTTCACAAGCGGTGGCGGATCGGGTCGCGCTCCGAGTGGCCGTTCGCACGGCGGAGAATCAGTTGAGTTGGTCTCTTCCTCCGGTGCTAAGCGTTGGAGAAACTCTTTAACCATATGAACGTGTTTGACTATGTGGGTTTGCGGCGGCTTCCGATCCATTATTTTTCTTCGCCCACGTGTGAGTGGGTTTTTTCATCCACGGCGGAACCGGTGATCATGCTCGAACCTTTTCGGCTAGGTCGGGTAACGGGGTTGGTCATTGAGGGAGTTCTCTCAGGAGTTCATTTGACTTGGGATTCCTATCCTGGGGCGCTTTGCTATTCAATTTATAAGGCGGTTGATGAACTCGACCCCTATGGCGCTTATACGGTGGTAGCGGAATGCACCGAGAATACCGACATTATTTTGGGGTTTCCCGAAGGAACTTTTCGGGTTACCGCAATCACTAACGAGGGGGAGACGGATTACAGTGATTTTGTCACTTATAGCTTCGCGCCGCCACCGCCACCCGTGGACCCGTGCGCTGTGCTTCCGTGGGAAGAGCTAGGCCCGCCGCCAACGAGTTTTGGGGTGGAGGAGACTTTCTATACCCTTAACATTCCCGCCCCTTCTGCGCATTTGGATTTTGACGATCCTTATACCGTCAACGTTGTGAACATTCCCGATCCGTGGCCGGATGGTGATGGATGGGATATTGATATTGATTACGTTAGTGGAGATTGGAAAGCCAATGATGGAAGTCTAATTTACAGCGGTTTCGGGCTTCAGTCTTTTCGTAATAATGCGGAACGGGGTATGCGGATGGCGGTCTGTTCCTTCATTGGTTACAATCAGGCTACGATACAAGCCTTGTTGGGCATAGAATCCTTTTTCTTTCTGGAAACAGCGTTGGCTGCTGGCGAGACTTACGGCATCGGAATCAACTTGCGTAATATTTCATGGGTAAATGGACAACTTGGTTCCTTTGATCCAGTGGACCCCTACTATGACCCTTCTCAGCACTGCGGGAGTTGCCGATTCGACGGGGCGAACTCTTCAACTATTTCGAGTAATCTCGTTTTGAGAGCGAGAATATACCGCGACACTACTCCCGCGATCACTCAAGTTAAGGTTCGTAATTTGAACCACGTCAAAGCAAATCTCACGGCCCCGCCTGCAATTCACCCAGGGTTTTGGGGGCCGAACACCTACGCTTTTTCGACGCGCCCTGGAAATGAATGGAACGGGATTTTCGCCTGTTCTGTTTCATGGGCGTTGGGATGGATTATGAATCCAGACGGGTGCATGGCAGTTCCAACAGACATTAACCTAAACCTAAACGGTTACGAAGTTGACAACAGCAATATTCAAGTCGAATGGAGTGCTCAGTATGTGGACGTAAACGACGTGCTGCATCTTACCCCGGCCTGGATTTTGACCATCTATTGCCAGGACACCAATTGGAACGCTGACTTCATGTGGTGGACGGGAGTAAAGTTGAGGGGAACCACTCCTCTGGGAACCTACCTCGTTTGGCCTCGATACGCCTACAACCTGATTATGGGCGGGCGGAAATGGATGAATCCGGATCAAACTTACTTGTTTGGCGCGGATTTGCCGTGCATCCAGCTTGAACACGTGTAGTTTTTAGCGGACAAATCGGGTTACGAAAGGCACTTTTAGGGTATGGCAATGAATCGAACAAACCTGTTGATCCAGATGGCCCAGTTGCCGGCGACGTTCGAGGGCACGCCGGCCCAACTTGGCGCCGAAATGGTGCGCCGGATGCAAGTCGTTTCGCCCAGCGGGACGAACTTCATTTACGTTGGCGACACCGAGCCCACGTCAAACGTCGGACCGTGGTTGAAGGACGGCAGCAAGTGGTATGTTTGGGACGACGCTGTGAAACGTTACGTCCCCCAGGACATTACCGACTCGGCCACGACTTGGTATCACATTGGATTCAGCACTCCGGCAATCGGTTCGCCGCCGGTGTGGCTGCGAACTACCGCCGATTACTCGATCAACAACCCCACGTATGGCACTCCGATTGCGTGGTATATGTTCAACGGAACGGCTTGGGTTGTTTTTAATGATCTCGTTTTGAGTGGTCCGACGGCTAGCCGGCCTGCTGGCCCAATGCCCTACCAGCAGTTTTATGACACCGATATTTCGGTTTTCATTTGGTGGGAACGCGGAATGTGGCGCACGGTTGACGGATGCCCTGGGGACATTAAGCAAGTCACCTGGCAGACACTCGCCGAGGCGTTGATCCGAAACCCGGGCTGGCAGGTTCTTGGTAACAACATTCAATCCTGGCGTGGTCGGACTTTGTCGCAGGCTGTTCAGGATGCCGCTGGTTCTGGGGGCACAACTACCCTCGTGGTTGACGCTGGTCTGGCTACGCGCAAGGCCCGCGAGACTTGGGGCGAAACCGATGAAGTGAGCATGGACACGCACGTTCATCCGCCGTCCAGTGACGTGGCGATTGCGTCCGCTGTGCCCTACCCTCCGACGATTGCTTTTTGGACTTTGGAGAAACTTTAGAATGAGCGTGGAGTGCGTCCAAGATTCGGATCGGGTCATTAAGGCCATCCAACAGGTGCTCGAACAGTGCCGGAAGGAGTGGACCTTTTATGCTCCCGCGCGCCCGGAATTCTTGGCGCAGCGATGGCTGGCTGTGTGTCGTGGCGGCGCCGGGGTGACTTACGTGGACTACTCTGGTGCGAGAGCGCGCGGGCTGCTGCTTGGCCTTTTCGTGCCGTGCATGATCACCGGTGTTGAGCAGGCGCTCGAATACTTTTGGCTCGAAGTGCCGGGGTATCGGCGCTACGCATGCGCGATGGACCTTTTGGCTGCGTTCGAGCAGGATGCCAAGGCGCATGGGTGCAAGCAAATCATCGTGGGCTCGTCGCAGTTCGTGCGACCGGAGGCAATGCGCCGGCTCTACCGGCGGTTGGGTTACGTTCCGCACGCGGAGGCGTTTAGGAAAGACCTTGTGTAATGCAATCGCTTGTGCTACAATGTGGAATGAAGATTTGCACAAAATGCAAGGTTGAAAAAGACGTTTCGGAGTTCCGCCTTCGGAAGGGGCACCCGCGAAGCTGGTGTCGTGCTTGCGAAAAGGCCCGGGATGCAGAATACAAGGCGGAGAATCGCGAGTTGCTTCGGGGTAAGGAAGCCGCCCGCCGGTCGGAAATGGGGGACGGCTATGCGGCGTATCGTCGCGAGTATTACCAGCAGAATTGTGAGAAGCTTTCGGCGAAAGCAGTAGATGCATATTGGGAAAATCGGGACAAAATTCTGGCCCGAATTGCGACGCCCGAGGGTCGCGCGGTTGCCCGCCGTAATATGCAAGCTTTTCGGTCTGCACATGAGTTTGATCCGGCCTACCAAATGGTGGTGGCGGCGCGAAAGCGCATGTGGCACGCTTTGCATAGTCACGGGAAGCCCGCAAAGACGCGAGAACTTCTTGGGTGTTCCTCCGAAGAACTGGTAAAGCATCTTGAGAATCAATTTCGGGACGGTATGACTTGGGAAAATTGGGGAACGCATTGGGAGGTTGATCACATTCGACCGTGCGCCAGTTTTGGTCTCAGTGATCCGAACCAAGTCCGGGTCTGTTTTCATTTCTCGAACCTTCAGCCCCTTTTGAGGGTTGAAAATCGGCAGAAGGGTTCGTTATACCTGCGTAAGGAGAAGTAAAAAAATCGGGGAAATCTTTGGAATGGCCGGGCAGATGTATGCCGCAAAGACACAGGCGGATGCGGTTAAAGCTGCGGCGCAAATGCAGATTGACGCGCTGGAAAAGCAGCGGAATTTTGTTTACAGCGAGCTTGAACCTGGGAAAATCAACGCGCAGGCGCTAGCGGCGGACATTGACCGGGCCAAGAGCCGTCTTGCCTTACAGGGCATCACGGACCCAGACCTGCTCAAAGCCCGCTACGTGGCAGAGCAGAAGATGCTGGAGGGCGTTAGCGAACTCGGCGCGGGCACCAGCGAAGCGGTAGCTGAGCAGGCGGCGCAGGAGGCGCTGGCCGGCGGCGATGTAGCCAGTCAGATGAAGCAGCGGCTCATTGACAGCGCGCTTGATGAACTGAACGCGGGGGCCTCGCTCCCGCCGGACGTGCAGGCCGAGTTGGTGAAGGCCGGCTTTGAGCGTTCTGGCGCGGTGAGCGGCGCGGCGACGACCAAGGGCATCGGCGGCAATATCAGTCGCGAAATGATCGGCGAGCGCGCGCTGGCCCTCAAGACGGAGCGGCAGGGCAAGGCGCTTGCTATGACCCAGGCCGCCTCGGCTCTGGAACAGAACCGGGCTTCGCTGCTGCAATCTCTTTTCCCCGCGCTTCAGGGCAACCAGCTTCAAAACCTGGCCGCCGCGCAGGGAACTATGGCTGTGGGAGCGGCGGAGATTCCCGAGGCCGGGATGTCCGGCGAAAGTATCGCCAATATTTGGATGGCCCGTGTGGGAGCCACAAACCAACTCGCGCAGGCGTCGGCAGATGCGGCGGCTAAGGGTGCGATGGGCCAAGCGCAGGCGTGGAGCCAGGGTATTGGTGGAGCGACCAAGTATGGAAGCAGCGCACTTCCCAGCACGGCCAAAACGTGGAGTGGACTTTTTGGAAGTAGTAGTGGTGCAGGTTCAACGGCCTTGACTGCGAGTAACGCTTCCGATTACGCGGCTTTCATGGGGTATTGATATGCTAAACCTAGGTTCTGGCTGGACTTCCAGCACTCTTTCCCCGAAGGCGGCGCTCAGTTCTCCTGAGATTGTCGGGAGGGTTTTGAATGATCCGGGGCTTGCTTCAAAGGGTGTTGAGGCCAACGTTGCGGCTACCGCGCCCGATGAAGTCAAAACAGCGATGACCCAGCAGCAGAAGGACGCGGTGGTTGCCAGTGGAAATCCGAAACAGTCTGGAATGTCTGCCATCGGTTGGCTGAATTACGTATCGCAAAACCCGGTGACTGCGGACCAGCTTACACGGGTTGGTGGCGCGACCAAGGACCCGGCGCTGGAATCCAAGGTCGGAAGTTTGACCAGCCCCCTGCGGGGAATTCGTGAAACAGCGGCTCAGGTATCCGCTTTTCGGACTTCTGACGCTCCAGCGGCAATTCTGAATGAACTCACGAATCTGAACGAAAACCAAGGTTTGCGGCGTGCGGCTTACAACGAAATGCTCAACCGGCTTTTTGGAGCGGCGGAGTCGAACTCGAATTACGCGGAGGCTTTGCGGGGCGCCGTCGTTCAGCCGGGCGCCAGTGTGTCCTATGGAAGCCGGATTTTGAGTGGCAGAGAAATGGGGGCCAATGTCCAGCAATCTGGCGCGGTATCCCGCATGATAGACACTCAACGCGCGCAGATTTCGGAGGCTCAGCAAGCGCAGCGAAATCTTGACGAAGCGGTTCGACAACGGCAGGCAATGGGCGAGGCGCCTTTTAGTTTTTATACCGGAAGCTCGCAGGAAAAACAGGACAAGAAAATCGAAATGCTTCGGCAACAAACTGAAGCGTCCAGCGCAACTCAACAGCGGGGCATCAAGGCGTCCGGCGTGAGTGGCTGGACTTCAACCCCAATTTACTAAAACATAGGGGCTTAGGAACCACGTCTATCTATTGATTTTTTATGCCGGTTTGCGCCAAATGCGGAGTTGAGTGGGACGAGTTGAGTTTTCGTCTTCATAAGGGGCGCAAAGGGATTCCTTACAGAGAACACCAATGCAAGGAGTGCGCAAAGCTCTATAGTGCCCGTTATTTTCTAGTCAATCGAGAGAGGCTTTACGAAAAACTTCGTAAAGACAAAGCGGAGAACCCCGATAAGCATAGGGCGACAAAAAAAAGAAGTTACGCAAAACAGCGGGACCGCTGGCGGAAATACGGGCGAGAGTATGGCAAGGCAAACTGCCCTCGACGTAACGTTACTCGCAAGGCATACCACGTTGTTAAAATGTCGGACCCGATTTATCGGTTACAACACACACTCCGGGGCAGGTTACACACCGCGTTCACCTTCCAGGGAACGAAAAAGAATTGTAAGAGTCTGGAGTTGGTTGGATGTTCTTTGCCCGAGTTAAAGGCGCATCTTGAGGGAATGTTTAGAGGCGGAATGTCTTGGGAGAATGCCGGATCAGTGTGGCACATTGACCACATTCGTCCGGTAGCGTCTTTCGATTTACTCGATTTGGATCAGCAAAAGCTTTGTTTTCACTACTCAAATCTTCAGCCCTTGCTGGCGGCTGAAAATTTGGCGAAGGGTTGCTCGATGCAGCCGATTGGGGGATAGAAAATTGGGTCTGGGAACACGTGGAGCAATCATTCAACCTTCCGTTTCCGAACTAATCGGAAAACCGGAGGCGGTAGTCACTCCCAATGCAGTGTCGGCAATGAGCGAGGCTTTTCGCAGTGGCTACGTCACGGCTGCGGACGTTGTGCAGCGGAACAGTGAGCGGCAACGCACCGAGGATAAGGCCGCCATCGAAGTCAACAAGGCGCAGCAGCAGAAGGCGGCTCAGGAACAGCAAAATGCGGCCCTTATGGGAGTCGTGCAAAAGGCCCGGCTTCAGCAAGATTACGCCGCGTCCAAGATGGGGGCGAGCGGGCCACTTTACTTGGCTACCTATACCGCCGCCGGGCTTCCGTTGCCAACGATTGAAGACCCGCTCGGTGGTGGGCAGGTTCCCGACATGGCCAAGATCGTTGCGCAGCTTTCTGAAATTCAGGCTTTCAATCAGGCCAAAAAACGCGAGGTTGAGCTTTATGCGGGCTGGGAGCCAACCAAGATAACGCAAAACGGACAGCTTGTTCAAAGCTACGTCAACAAATATACGGGAGACATTAAACCGGAAATGCCTTTGTCTCCCGTTACCAAGACTTTTGCGGAGTGGAAGGCGGCCAAGCCGGGAACCGTGATTCCTGCGGTTACGGGAGCGGTGCAACCTAACGTCCAGAGCCCAGCGGCGGCTTCCGTGACGACGGGAATAGTGCAACCGAGGGCATCTTCCGGGGGTCCGGTGGGTCAAAGAACTCCGGAAGGATTTCTGGTGCTCAATACGGAAGCTGGCGGGGAGGTTAGAGCGCCAACCGAAGTTCAGCAGCGCGGGTTGAACGCTATCGCTCGTTTTCAGGAAGCGGACGCGATTTTCGAGGGGCTGGCCCGAAATGGGTTTGATGCCGGATCAGCTTGGAATTACGTTACCGCAAACCTGCCCAATGTTTTCAAGCCGGAGGACCGACAGATGTTTGATACGGCGGCCAGTTTATGGTCACAGGGTCTTTTGCGTCTTGAATCGGGAGCGGCGATTTCTAATCAGGAAAAAAGTTGGTATGAACGGGCGTTTTTTACTCAGCCCGGGGATAGTCTGTTAGTGCAAGCAGCAAAGACGGATTCTCGAAAGAAGATTGAGGAAGCGGTTGCGCTCTCAGCTACCGCAGGGAATATCAGCCCGGAAATCAAACAGCGGGTGCGGGATATTTACTCTTCCAAGGGTGCTGTAATGAATCTTCCGACGAGTGGCACCCCCACCGGCGGGACGGCCTTTCACACGCTCACCCTGGACAACGGAAAAATCGTGACGTATGACCAAAACAATCGTCCTGTGAGGGTTCAACAGGGCGCCAAACCGGTGGGCCGATTTCAACCTCCCCGAGGTTAAACAATCTCGACAGAAAGGCCGGCTAGCCGCACTAGCTTTGCGTATGGCCGACATCAATACTTTACTGACGCCCGAAGAGCAGGCGGAGTTTACTCAAAAGCTCGCCGCAAGTCCCGCCCAACCGGCGGTTCCGGAGCAGCCTCAGGGCAACCCCTTCAAAGACCTTACCGCTGAGGAGTTGGCGGAATTCAGCATCAAGACAAAGGGGGGCGACGCGCCTCCGTTTGACCCCGCAACCGAGTTTGGTCAGCGCGAAGATTTGTGGGGTGATGCCGACACTCGCGAAAAGGCCGCCAAGGCCAACGCGATTCTCGAAAAGCGTGGTTGGAAATGGGAGGATATGCCCGCGTTGCTGCCCGCCATAGGTCGCACGCTTAAAGACGTTAGCAAAGGCGCGCTCCGAGTGGCCGCCGAAGCGACCACGGGACTTCCCGAAGGTCCGTCACAGGCCATCTATGGCGAGAAGCGCATCCAGGGGGTGCCGGAACGGTTTGCCCGGGGCACTATTGATGCAGCCCTGGCTCTTTTCGGCGATGAAAAGGCGAATCGACGGCTCGCCGAGGCCATTCTTGAGGAAAAACGGAAGCACATTGAAGTTGCGTCCGGCATGGAGTCCTCGATTTTCGGTTTAGAGAAGGGCGCCGTGACGGTTGCCGGCAAGATCGGGCGCGCGGTCGGGGTTAAAGAGCCTGGGGAAGACACTCCCGAGGGCCAGGACCGCCGATTGTGGGAGCGGATTTCCATGCAGCGCCAGGTTGAGGACGCTTCCAAGGGCAAAGGCGGTCTTTTGAACGCTATTAGCTCGGAGACTCAGAAAGAACTTGAGGCCGCCGGCAAACCCGTGCGTCCCAAGGTCGTTGGCGAGTATGGTGCAGTTGACCCGCTTACTTGGATGCTTTTTCCAAAGGTGATTCACGGCGCACAAGCGGCAATTCCGTCAGTGATTCCCAAAGTAGTCGGGGGAGCCGCCGAAAAGGTTGGGGCGGAGTTGGTAAGTGGCGCTAGAGAAGTGCTTCCGGCACTTGGGAAAGGTGTTGAAGTTGCCGGTAAGGTAGTCAAAACAGTTGGGCCGCCCGCCGCGACGGTAGCTAGCGTCGTCAAAGGGGCGTCGCTTGGCGGTGTCGGTGGGGCGGTTGGTGGAATGGCTGCCGGGCGCATTGCCGGGGGAACTTTGCGCAAAATAGGCCAGGCTATTGAGAAGGGCGGAGTCGAAGCGCAGAAGGTTGGCGCCCAATTGGGTGCGGAGGGCATCCGCTCAGCCGCTTCGCAGGCGATTGAGGACGTTTTGAGATCGGCCCCGCGTGTAGCCGTTGCGGGCGCGACCGGCGCCGCTTTCGACATCGGCCTGGCCGCTGGCACGTCCACAACTCCGGCGGAAACGCAACAAGCCGGCGCCTTTGGTTTAATTTTCGGGCTTGGCCACGGGGCCTTCAACACCGCGCGGGCAATCACCAGTGGGCAGATCGTCCACAACCGCGCCTGGGAGCAAGTCCCGCCGCCTCCGTTGACCGGAAAATTCAAGGGGCTGGAAGCTGCGATGCAAGCGGCGGCCCCCGCACTCGCTCCGGCGGAACAGGTCCGGCTAAACGGTCTTCGCGCGATGGCGAGCAAGATTGGAACCGAGTTTTTCTTTGTCCCTCGGGAGCAACTCGGGGCGGAACTCGCAAAACTCGGATTCAACGATCCGACAGCGGCTCAGCAAGCGGGCTTTTTCAAGGGCAACTTCAAGGACGCGGCGGGGGTGGAGCGGCCTGTAGTCATCGCAACTGAGATCGGCGCCGCACCGCACGAAATGCGGCACGCGATCGAAGCGGTGATGGGTGAGCCCGCCATGCGCGCGGTTGACGAGCAGGTCAAGGCGGCCTATGCGGATAATTGGGAACAACTTGGTCAGCGTTACACGGCCCAGTATTTGCATCCAGCCGTAGAGGCGGGGGCGTTGTCACCGGAAACTTTTCGCGCGTTGGTGAGCAATTGGAGGACGACTCTCGCTGAAAGTTCTGGCTGGGGAGAAATGGATGCTTTTGACCGGATGGTCAAAGAGAACACGGAGGCGGACGGAACGATTGCCCCCGAGGTAAAAGCCGAAATCGGGGCTACCCGTGAAGAGATGCGGACGCGCGGAGGCAATTGGCGGGAGATCGTCGCCGAACCGGCGGAAGCTGAGCGCATCGCGAACGAAGCCGGGGACCGATACATGGCGCGCGAGAGGGCCGCCGAGAATTTTGACACCGCCTTGAAAAACCTAGGGCCGTCGCTCAAACGCACGGACCTGGTAGGCAAGCTTGCGTGGGCAGTCGCCAATATGATGCAGACGATTGGCGCTGAGCCCCTGCTTGGCCGCGTGTCCGAGTATCAGGGTGCCCCGCTGAGTTTTGAGACGTTTAAACGCACAGTCGAGCAAGGCCGCGAAGCGGGCGCCGTTGTAGTTCCCCGGGCTGCCGGGGAGAAGCCGGTGATCAGTGCCAGAGCGCCAGCCGCTACCCCTGCCCAGCAGGCTGAGGATTGGGCGGACAGGCACCCGGAAGTCGCCGATTCGCAGCGCGCGGCGGCCATGCGCGCTCTCAATGGGGCGATTGAAAGTGGCCAGGGCGTCCGACTGGATTACTTGTCGGCCAAGGGACTGCCCGGCGGCGATCCGTCCATCATGCGGCCAGAACGCCGGGCCGAGATCGAGGTCGCGCGCGGCGCCTTGCCGACGGATCGGCAGGCCATGACCAAAGACTTTTTTCCCATCAAGGTTGTGACCACGGAGGCTAGCGGCCCGCAGTATGTCGGCTGGAGCCCGAACAACTTCAACGCGAATCACACGCGAATGATGGACTGGATTGCAAAGGTTGAAGCGGCCATGCCGGGAGCGACGGCCAAACTCGTTCCCGCCGACTTTGATATTGCCAACGATGTTCGGACGTTCGTGCAGAACCAACTTGCCGGTGGAACTGGCAGTGGGCGCGAGATCGTCGTGCCGGCGGAAACGAAAGCCGCTGGCTTCACCCAGCCAGAACGCAAAGGTGGCCTTGCGGGGCTCCCGCAGGAACGCGCGGACGTGGTCAATTACCTTTTCGCGAACCGTTTGCCAGGCGTAGAAGGCAAGCCTACTGTCCAGGCGCGCCAGGGGCAAGGCCAGCTTCCCTTAAACATCGCCGGCCAGCAAGTGGCGGAAGCTACGGCGCCAGACGAAGGTCGGGTAACCCCCTTGGTAGTTCCCCGCACGTTTGAGGGAAAAGTCGCCGAGCGCCAGGGCGTCGCCGGCCTGCCGGTGCAGGAAGTCAACCCCTTCCGCGCGAAGGTTGACGCCATTGCCGCCTCCGCCGGAGTTCCGGCGCCAAAGTTGATCGAAGTTCAGCAGCGGCTCAATGCGCGCGAAATTCTCGACGCGACCGTGGCCCCCGAACTTGAACGCTTTGGGGCAAACACGTTGACACTTCAGGCCGGTTTTCAGCCGAGGGACACGGGCAAGTTTCAATTCCAACCGGCCTATGAAAAGCCGATGATGCTTAATCTCTGGGAGAGGTTCCGTCTTTGGTTGGCCAGAAAGGGCGGACCCAGGGTCAGCGAAGCTCTCCGGACCAAAAGCGAACAGGTGACTGGACCCGATCGCTTAGAGAAGCAGGGGTATTTGCAACTCGGTGACATCGCCCTCACGGGGACGGATATGTCTTCATGGATCGAACTTATTTCAATCATCAAGGCGGAGCATGACAGCGGAAGGTTTACCATTCCGGACTTCATCAGTCCCCCTTTACGGTTTGACACGACTGAAAAGCTCAATAGATACATGGAGGGAGTTTGGTCTGACTACGTTGAGACCGCCGGAATTCTTGATTCAGACACCCCTAATAAGAACCTTGTTGAGCTAAGCCGGGCTCAGGGCGAAGAGGGCGCGGAGTATGGACGCCAGCGCATCGAGCAACTCCGTAAAGAGCCCTCCTTCGACAAGAAGATGCGGGAGTATTACGGCGATAATTCTGAAGCGCAGGTTATCGAAAAGTATCGGAAGGACGCGGAGCTAGTTCCATACTATCGTGCCGCTCGTCTCCTCGAAATGCGCAATCAGCGCCGGGTGATGTATGAAAAGGGAGTCGTTGGCCCGGAAGCTGACGCGGCGGGCATGACGAAGCGCATGGAGGAGGTTGTCAAGAACATGGAATGGACGACTACCGGACTTGGAACCAAAGAGCGAGAACTCGAAAAATTTTACAAGGGCCTCGGCCAGGCCGAAAGAGAGGTTGCCACAAGAACCATCAATGCCGAAGAGCGGCTCAGCCAAGAAATGCTCGCGGAATCAAAGACGGGTCTCTGGAGGAGTCGGTTCAAAGAGTTTGAAGGTAAGACTCCGGATGAAGCCGGCGAGTGGCTCTACAACGAAGCCTACGTCAACAAGAATCAGCGTGCGATGGACATTTGGAATGACACGGCCATTGCCGTCGGGGAATACATCAAGCGCAACAACCCGGATACCATCCGGGATGCGCGAATTGTCGCTGACGCCTACCTTAGTCGGGTTCGTGGCCAGAAAGAAGTTGTTCAGAAGGTGATCGAGGAAGGAAAACAAACCTTGGTTCAAAGGCGAGAATCCAAAACGTTGGACGCGCAACTCGCGGCGGCGGCGGCGGAGGGAGATGTTGGGCGAACCGAGCACGTGGGGGAGTTCAAAATTCAAGGACAACCGCGCAAATGGAACGTCGAAGGGACGAAGGGCGGACTGACGGAACGCCGGGAGATTGTCGCCGAAGACATGGCCGGCGCATGGAGGCGGGCCGAGGATGCCGGGATGCGCGTCGCCAGGGTGTCGGCGGTTCCGGAAGGCGAGCTACTCGAAGGGGGCGCTCCGTTCATGCAGTCACTACGGGGACAGTTCCAGGCACCAAAAAAGAAATACAAACTGTTATCGGAAATCCAAACGGAAAAGGAATTAGTGCCTGTCAATACGGCCAACCCACAATCCATTATTGATCTATTTGAAGCGGGGAAGGTTCCGCTAGACGAAGCGCGGGTTAATGCGATGGTCAAGACGATACAAGGGGGGAAGGAGTTGCCTCCCGTTACGATTTCTAAAGATGGTAAAGTAAAAGATGGGCTGCATCGCCTTTCTGCGTATAGAATCGCCGGAAAAGAAAGCATTCCCGTCGTTCTCGAAGAGGAGGCGGGAGTGACCGAAGGAGCGCAAGCCCGTAGTAGTTTGCGGGAAACTGGTGGGCAGGCCCAGGTGGCGCGGGAAGCCGAACGGCCCGAGTTGGATCGGACCAAGATTCAGGGCGGTGCCATCACTGCTCCTCATCCGACGTATAACCGTGCGGTGCGGGCAAGCCCAGACGAAAATCGTTGGGTCCGCCGCTCGGCGGACGCGGCGAACGACGCGCAGCCGGATAACAAGGGCCGCACATTGCTGGTGCAACTTTCCTCCGACTTGATCAACGCGAACGTGCCGAAGGGCGGCGACGCAACCTACTACGACAAGCTCTACTCGGGCGCCCGCACGGGTTACGCGAGGCTGGCCGACTTCTGGGAAATTCCGCAATGGGTCGGATTCGCTTCGCGCTTTATGAAGAATGCGGACCTGTATGTGGTCCGGGATATGGCCAGCGCCAAGCAGTTCATCAAGGACGCCGGATATGACCGCGTGGCTTTTTCCGCTCTCGACGTGAACAAGGGTTTGATTCGCGACTTGGTCGCGGCCAATCCGGAGCAGAGGTTCGACCTTGGCGGCTACGTGGAAAAGGGAACCTTCGACGACCTGAAAAACGCGACCTGGCACGGCACGATGGAAGACTGGGCCAAGAGCGCCGGAGTTGCTCACGAGGCCGGCGTGGACTACCGGCACTTCCAAGGCTCCGACGTGATCCCCCGGCTCACCATGAGCCAGGGCTGCAAACACAAATGCGCTTTCTGCACGGTTCCTAAGACGCTGGACGTGACCCCCGCTAAGGTAGTCGAACAGCAGGCCGACGAAATCGGCAGGCTCGGCGCGAAGTTGGTTTACCTAAACGATAAGACATTCGGCCAGGCGAGCAACTATGAGTCACTCGCTGAGATCAAGGACCGCATCACCGCGATTAACCCAGACTTCAAGGGGTTCATTGTTCAGACGACGGCCAGCCAAATGTTGCGCTTCTCGCCGGAGTGGTTGAAGAAGTCCGGCATTCAGTTTGTGGAACTTGGGATTGAATCTTACAACGATCCGATTCTTCACGCGATGCACAAGCCAGCGACAACGTCCCTCATGGACCGGGCGGTCGAACGGCTGCGCGAGGCGGGCATTACATTAATTCCAAACGTGATCATTGGACTGCCCGGCGAGACGGCGGCAACCTATGGGCGCACTCTCGATTTTCTGAAGCGCAACAAGGACATAATCAGTCACGCGAACATCTACAACCTGGCCCTCTACAAAGATGCCGAGTTGGGGAAGAAGATCACAACGGCCAATGAAGGAGACTTCGACGAGAACGTGCTGGAGAAATCCTTCCACACCAACCCGGAGGTCCACCGCGTCTTCGCGGGCGACGTGTATGGGCTCGCCAGCAAGATGCTGGATCAGAGGCCGGAAACGTTGCAGTTTCAAGTGGGCCGGGAAGCCGACGCGGCGATGCCAATTGACGACATGACGGAACTCTGGCCACGGATTGCCAAACCTGATGAAGCACGTCCTGAAGCAATTGAGGGCGCCGCTGCGGGAGCCAAAACCAAAAGGGGTCAGGCGATGGAACAAAAAGGTTTCCGGTTTGTTGGGGAAGGCGGCCCCGGAAATCGCCGCATCAAAGTTCAAGACACCGATGGAAATCAAGTTGGGTTAATCTCTACCAGTCAAGGCAGGTTAAACCCAGAAATCGCGCATGTTGCGGAGGTTTTAGTCAACGCGAACTACCGAAACCAAGGATTTGGCGAAGCCCTTTATCGGGAAATGGCAACGCAGTTGCAAGGAGACGGCGTTACCAAACTGACCGGAACCGTAGTTTCGGAGCACCCTATTTCGATTCGCGAAACGGTGTTCGGCAAAGGCAAGACGTATTTGGAAAGTTCAGCAACGGGACCAACCACGGCGGAAGAGGCCAAAGGTTACCTTCGGAAAATGCGAGCCGAACGTTCGGCGGGCTTCGTTGGGGTTGAAAATGAGATTCTTCCCGAAGCACAATTCCAGACCGCAAAAGACTACAACGACCTGGCCGGTAAGCCGGATGAGTGGCGCGCCGAAATGGATACATACCAAGGCAAGTATGTCGGTGGACTCACCGGCGCGGCCTATGACCTTGGCGCGGCCACGACCACGCCCGAAGGGCTGGCCGAGTTGAAGCAATACCGGCAAGAGTGGTCTGACAAATTTTCGGCGGCGGTCAAGGCCGGCAATCTTGAGGACGCGATGCCGATGGCGGCTAAGGGCCAGTTTTTCCGAGAAGCTATTGAAGCGGCGGAAGGCGGTGGGTCAGCAGAGTTCATTCGGAAGCACTACGATCCGAACTACAGAGGCCCGCTTGAAGGCGCTCAGGGCGAGGGCGTGCAAGGGCAGCCTCGAAAAAAATTTCCGAAAACGGATGAAGAATACTCTTATGAAGATTGGAAAAAGCTAAGCGAGAAACAAAAAATGGCCGCGATGGAATCTCGATGGGATCAACAGCGAGCGCACCCAATTCCGGTGAGTTTTCTTGTGGCCCCCGACGGAAAATTGATTAAGGGACCGCGATGGATGATGCACGAAGAGCTTGTTAGGATAGCCGCGTCCGAATATGGAATTGGAGCCCACACAGTTGATAACACTTTTGCTAGGGGTGCGAATGATGATCTTCTGTCAAAGGTCTTCTATGTGTCACCCGGGGCTACGTCCGATTATACCAAAGCCCAGAAAGCCACAATTAAAGAGTTAGCTTTCGCGGGAAGAAAAGAACCTTACAACGGGAAGACTAATAGACCCGCTTTTGGAGAACCTTTGCTTAGCGAGGGCGAGGGCGAAGGCGAAGGCGTGCAGGCGCAAGTTCAGAAGGCCGAAGAAACTCGGGGCGAGGGAGAACAGTTCCAGCCGCCGGGCAAGACGATGGCGCAACTCGAAGCGCAGTGGAAACGGCGGGAAGACGAGGCGTTTCGGAAGGCGAAGGCCAAACGCGCCCCGGTAGTCGGCAATCCGTTCGTGATGGACAAAAAGTTTGACCGCTCCGGGCTCAAGAAAGCTTGGATACTTCCCAACGGAACCCCTGTTCAACTGGGCGGCGCCTGGCACCATCAGTGGCTGTCTGAGAACAAAGACGTGGCGGAGAAATATGGGCTTCGGGTTCCGGAGTTTGCCGGCAGCGAAGAGGCAGGTGTGCGCGAGGGCGCGTTGAAGAAGGGATTCGCCCGGATCAATTACTCGCAGAACGGCGGTGTGCTCACCGTCGAAGCGCGGGACCGGGATTGGAAGAAGACCCTCAAGAACTCCGTCACCGATTTTGTGGACGCAAACGCGGATGCTATTGACTTTATCGAAATCAGTTTGTTAAACGACAGCGCGACTAAGGAAGTCAAGAGTGACCGGGTCCGGATGCTGGACTACACGGCAGGCGAAAAACTACAGCATCTTCCGTTCATCACCGAGGGCATGCAGGCGCAAGTGTCCAAGAAAGATGAACCTTTTTCCGATCCGGTTTTCGATGAAGAAGTGGCCAAGATTCGCGCCGGCAAATCCGGTGGACAGACTTTCAACACCGACGGAACCCTTTTCGCTCCCGAGAATCCGAAGGTGGATTTGGTTTCGCTAGTGAGCGTGAACCTTCCCCGGAAGGACGTTTCGATTGATGCGGTTCGCTCGGCCCTGGGGGCGATGGGAGAGTTGCTCAACGAACCCAACGTCGCCGCCGGACTTTTTGCCTTCAAGGATGACAAGACCGGCAAAGACATGGTGAGTGTGGACGTGAACGCGGTCGTTCCCAAGGACTACCGGAAAAACACGATGGCGTTTGCCAAGGACAACGACCAGATTTCGATTTGGGATTGGGAGAAAGCCCTCAAAGACCCCAATGGAAATGGCGAAGTGAAAACCGGCGGCTCGGGCAAAACTCGGATTGATGCGTTGCAAGAGGCCCTGGAAACCCTGGACCTACTTTCGGAGGGCAGGCCGGTTGACGTTGACGAAATCAAAAAGGAATACGGTCGCGGCGCGGTCGCTGAGCAGCAGGTCATGGAAGGCGTTGGCGCCTTCAAGCCTTACGAGCCCCGTAAACTGGCGGTGATGACCAACACTGAATTGGAGCAGCACTTTCCGGAAGCCAAGGTAGTTCGCCGGGTGCGTGTGGTCGGGGAAGACGGGACCGTTCGTCGCAAGGAGCAGGTGATCACGTCCGACATTACCGAATCGCCGCTTTACAAGCAGGCCGGCGGGTCCGAAGAAAAGGCGGTTGAACTGTTTGCCAACCGGATGGTGAAATACCTCGAACCCCTCCGGGACTTGCAAGCCTTCAAAGACGGCGCGACGTGGTATAGCGGTTTCGCTCCCCGGCTGAAAAAGGCCCTGGGCAAGTGGTCGCAGGAGTTCGCGGAGTTACTCGCGGCAACCTCGCCGCAGACGGACCCTCAACAGAATTTTCAATACGCCTATGAGGCCCTCCGCTCCTGGCAGGACGGACGCTTCGACAAGATCATCAAGAAGTATGACGAAGGATTTGCGAAGGTGGTTGACGGATCGTGGTCCGACTGGCTAGAAACACAACGCAAAGCCGGCAAGCTTGACCCAAGAACCGCCCGGGTGCAAAACCCGTCGTCCGCTACCTTCCTGGCCGAGTGGGTTACCCGCTACAAGCTCAAGCCAAGACAACTGAACGAGAAACTGTATGGGCAACACTCGGATGCGTTGCTGCAAGTGTTCACCCGTCGTTGGCTTGATCAGAACGCCGGGCCGAAGACTCGGAATTTCGTCGAAAACCTGCTGGGCATTTCGCACGGGGCCACAATTGACCTCTGGGCGGATCGAATGATGCGTCGGATGGGTTATGAAGGCTTTGAAGACCATTGGCGGATTCTTCCCAAGAACCAAGGTGGCGTGCGAGACGTGGATTTTGCTTTTGCGCAGAAAGTTTTCGAGGCTGCCGCAAAAAAAATGGATATGAAGGCCGATGACTTGCAAGGCGCCGCGTGGTTCGCCGAGAAGATGAATTGGGCGAAGGAGGGCTGGGGCCGGCTTGACCTGGGGGACTACCGGAAGGAAATGGATCGGATGCCACAACTCGAACAGAAATACCAGCACGGGCAGAAGGCCGCCAAGGAAACCCGGAAGGTCGAGAAGAAAGCCGGAAAGGCCGCTCAAGAAGAAATGGACTTTTTGGACCTTGTCAAACCGCGCCCGATGAAGTAGATTTGATCGAAATATGAACCAGAAATCTGAACTTTCGTTTACGCCGGCTGAACAGGCCGAGATTGTCAAACAGGCCAAGCTCGCCGTGGAACCCCAGATCGGGGGGACGAAGTGGTGGCAAGAATTCCGGGACCACATGGCCGTTCTCGAAGGCCGGGGAATGGTCGAGCCGAGGGCCGCCAAAAAAGACTGACAAGTCTTCGCAAAGCCGGCACTTTTCCCGTATGGCACTTGCATCTGATTTAGTCCAACCGAACGCCGCGCCCGTCGCGGTGCAACCGATAAACCCCCAAGCCGCTGCCGCGCCGGAAGACGCCCAGGCGCTCAAGGAAGCCCTGCCGTCAGCCCAGGCTGCCCCAGGCGAAGCCGGAGAGGCCCCCGCGCTATCGGATGACCTGCTGAAGATTCCCGCCATGATGGGGCTGCTTGCCGGGCAGCCGGCGGCCCTTTCGGCCCCCTTGGAGACGTTCCAAAAGAAGCCGGAAGCCAAGATAATCCAGCAGAATTTGCCGGCCCTTGAATCCGCCGGCATGGGCCGATATCGTTCGCTAGCCGGCGACACGGCGGTCCTGTTCAACCGTTTCTACGTCAGCCCGGAAGAGATTCAGTCCGCCGATCAGGCCGGGCAACTCACGCAGATTGCGCCGCCGTTCGATCAGGTGAACGCGGCGATTTCAGGCAAGGGCGCGAAGGATCACCCCGCCTTGCAGGAAGGCCGAAAGGTGCCCGGGGGCTTCAAGATGGGCACCCCTAACCCGCCGCAGTCGGCCAGTCCCGTTTCCGCCCCGCCGCCCTCCGCTGAGAAAGACATGCGGGCTCAGCAAGCGCGCATGAAAAACATGCAGCCGGGTAGTCCTACGAGTGGACCGAAGCCCGGGGCAGGTCGTTTGCTCAACCAAATACTGAAGCCAGTTTTGTGAAGTCCGTTAGCGTTTACCGAAGGATTTTAGAACGAGAATAGCAAGGAGCAACTCGATCCAAGAGATCGGGTGAGCAAAAAAGGAGGCTGCCAATCCCACTACGGCTACCCCCACCCCGAGACATGCCGAAAGTCCTAGAAGGATTATCGGGGTGAAAATCAAAATTTTTCCGAGGGACGCCAAGTCTTTTCGAGTCGCTTCCATGCACGGCGACAACGTCTGTTTTGGCTTTTCCGTGGGTTTGTGGAACGGGTTTGGCTGCCAAGGTGTAATTTGCATACCAGTCATATCTGTCCTTTCTCTTCCGCCGTCATTCCCGATTCGCAGATTGCCCGGACCTGCTCTTGGTTGGCCACAATGAAGCCGTTCTGCCGGGCCGCCATTGCGGCGGAGCCACAGGACACCCAGGCATCCGATCCACGGATGGGGCCGAAGGTCTTGGAAGCCAGCCGAAGCCAGCCATCGCCATGAACGTCAGCCAGCCGCCACCAACCCTTTTTGAATTTCACGATTACTTTCATAAGCTTTAGGCTTTAAAGGTGACCCGATCTTCCCAGTCAGACGCCTGAATCATTCCGTTGCCATAGGTTCGTTCGCGAGTCCACTTGCACCCGAGGGCGGCGCACACCGCGTCAAGTTTCTTGTTGTAGGCGCCCATGATGGAGCCACAATAGCAGTTCCAAACGCGGAGGTAGCCGGGCCTAACGGAGGCCACACACTCCAGCGGTTTCATCCCCTCTTCAATTTTTCTAGCGAGTTCTTCGTTCATGGCTTTAATATCGCACAGATTGTTTAAACGTCAAGTAGTGGCGTCTGTTTGTCCGGGGTGTGGGGACAAAAAAACTTCGCCCTTGGGGGCCAGTGTGGCACGGGACTGGCTATCCAGAACAGAAGTAAATAGTGCGAGCCCGCCGGGTAATCTTTAGCCCGGACGTGCTCCCGCAGGCTGGCTAGCCGATAGTGCCGGCCCTGCCAGACGACGTTGAACTCCTGGCGGTCTGACGGTGTTCGGATTTTCATGGGCGGGAATCCTTTCCAATGGCCTTGGCGAGGTTCGCCGCCCAGTTGTTGCTGAGCCACGCCTTGCAGCCGAACAGCGCGCCGTATTGGTGCCCGTAACTCAGTTCATCGGCCCGGTCGCGCAGGTATTCATCGCTCGCAGGCTCGCAATCCTGGCGAAGCTTTTCGAGAGGCACGCGAATCAGGGCGTCACCGTGTTTGAACGTGACGGAGGTGTTAAATCGGCTTGGGTGATTGTAACCCCGGGCGTATTCCGTTCCGAAGAAGTTCACTCGGTCAAAAAGCGCCGTGAGCACGGTTCCCGACGGCAGGGTAACCTTGACCCGCTTGCCGTTCTCGTCCTTCTTGAAAGCGCCCTTGCCGACGACCTCGCCAGTGCCTTTACAAGCAAAGCACGGGCGTTTGTCGGTGGCGCTATAGGGGTTGGTCCATTTGCCGGTGCCCTCGCACTTTGGGCACGGGCCGTCTTCCTTCACGTAAAACGTGTGAGGGGCCAACAACCGGAACGTGCGGCCCTTTTTCACGTTGCGCGGCTCCGGCGTCAGCACGTCGAAGTCCTCAGCCTTGCGCAGAGTGGCGAAGATGCTCTTGGCTAGTTCCAGGCGGGCCAATTCGAGCACTTCGGGCGTGGGTTCAACAAAGTCCGAGTCAAAGCCGATACCGCCCCCGTAGGCGGTCGCACCCAGGCTGACCTTGTGCAACTTCCCGTCGGCGGTATCAAAATACACGCCGTAAAAGTAACTATCGTTGATGCCGTTGTCTTCCCAATCCGCCAATTTGAATTTCGTGTTCATGGCTTTAATGTCGCACAAGTTGTTTAAACGTCAAATTTTTAGTTAATGTGAAGGCCCCCAGCCCGCAAGACCGCTTCAAAACGTGAATCCTCTGGCGAGTTTTCTGCAAGTTCGAGAAGATGCGTTTTGTTTGCCTGCACATACTCCCCGTCGGCCCCATAGAGATTGACCCATACAAACACGGGACCAACCTTTTTAAGGGCCTTTATGAATTCGATTTTGTTCATGGTCTTAATGTCGCACAAGTTGTTTAAACGTCAAATTCTTTTTTGAGGATAATCGGCCCCCGGGGTTCCCACCCAGGTCCGCCGTTGGTGGCGGGTCGGCTGTTATGTTAAGGCACGCCGGGCCGAAATTGGTCGGGGTGGTAGGACTTGCACCTACGACCTCCCGGTTCCAGGCCGGGCCGTCTGGCTGCTGACATTACACCCCGAAAAATTGTGCAGGGCGCTCTCGCCCCGCAGGTCACACCACTTCACGTTGGCCTAGGTCGCCCGCAGGTGTCGCGGAAATCTGGTCGGGCGGCGGGATTTTCACCACGCATTTCCCAAAACGTCTCTTGGGCGTCTTGATATTAGACGACTTTCCCGAAAAATCTGGTGCCAGTGGCGGAAGTTAAACCCGCCCCGGTGGGCACCTACCGCTCGCCTATTTGTTCAGCGTCAGACAGCAGGGCAAAACCCCATCGGAATCCCATCCTGGCAAAAGTAAGGTGCCACAGTCCAGTCAAAAGTCAAGGCCGACTTTGAAAGTTTCAGTCGTCATCATGTAAACCGACTATCAGGACTTCGCCCTCTTGGTCAAGATGGTAGCGGTCCACGTATTCCCGGGCCTCCCGGACGGTGGGCCACTTCAGCAGATCGCCGTCCATTGACTGCGACGTTTTTTGATGGACGGCCCATGCTACTTGCAACAGAAATTTTCGGGCAGGGTGTATTGGTGCGGAATCGCGTCCCCCAAGTCTAGGCGCAACTCATAGCTCGCGCTGACCCCGAAGCGAGGGTGAACAAGGAAGAATCGCTGCGACGGAAATGAACTGTTGAAGGCTTCCATAAGCGCGAACCCATCTATTCCCGGAAATCCGCCATTTATATACACGGAACCCATCGTCGTCGGAATTTGAATTGGTCTATGCAAGTGGCCGAATAGAAAATAGTGAGGAAGCGGGTTGCCGCTACGGAACGCGAGTTGCGAATGCACGGTAGTAGTGCGGCCAATGGCGTGATTTGGTATTCCGAGATTGCGGTCTCCACCCCGAAGGTTGTCGCCGTGACCCATAAGAAATTTGAAACCCTGCACGTCGAAACGAGCAAACGGCTGTTTGTCGAGATTTACTACGACCCGGGGGCAATCCCGCAACAACGCCTGAATATGCGCCAGCACAAACGAATCGAAATTAGAAAAACGATTGTTGGCCGGCATACGGTGTTGGTTTTGAAACCGCCCATGATTTCCTGCGGCGGCGTGAACGCGCACCGGGGCCAGTTGACTTAAGTTGCGAAGAAACTGGGCAATGACATGACTGGCGCTAAACACCTGTTCAAATACCGTAGTCACCTGTCCGGCTTCGACAGAATGAATTAACGCCCCGTGGACGAAATCACCTAGAGCCGCTACGACGATCTCGTCAACTGACGTTGTGGTGTGGTCCTGCAAGATGCTGAAAACGGAATGTTCCAACCGCGCGAGCCGACGAAGGAAAATCTCGAAATTGTAGTTCCCGAGCCCCAATGTCTGCTCGCCGGTGACCACTTGGCCCACGTGGCAATCGGAAAACATGAGGACCGCCGACTGGGGGCTGCCCGCTCCTTTCGGGGGGTGTTCAGGCAGTGCAGGCGCCGGAGAGTAAGAGGTAGGGGCCAACCTGGCGGCTTCTTCCACCAGCATTTCAGTGGCCGTCTTTGTGGCTTCCGCTTTGGACAACTCCTTGCCCAGCCGCTGAGCTTCGGAACGCCAGAACGCCGCGTCCTTGGGCTCTTCAGTTTGGGCTGCCTGCTCCGGGGTCAGTGCCGCCGCCAGCCTTTCGGGGGTTCCGATTCGTGCGAGTTTGTTTTGGACCGTATAGACGCCTACGGACAAGCTTTCGGCTATCTGAATCGCTGACTTTCCCGCCCGGCGGAGTTCCAGCAGGCGGTTGACTAATTCGGGGGTCCAATTTGTTCGGCTGTTCATTCGGTTTCTTTTCGTTTTCTGGTTGTGTTGGAGTGCCGGCCCACTTACGCACGTGCTCTGGCACGCGTCCGGAAAAAATTTTATCGAAAGCCTTTAAGGCTTCCTCGGGACTGCGGCCCTGACCAATTATGCAATTAGCCATGTCTTCCATGTCGCCGAGAATTGCCGCATAGGTTCCGTCGGTGATCTTGACAAGCGACGGTTGATGGCGCACACAAGGGCGAATAATGTGGGCGGAGGCGGCGGTTTGCGCTCGAAGAAAATTACGGTTGGCTTGAACCGCCTCTCTGGCCGCCTTCTCTATCTTTAGCTGCTCGCTCACGTTCCAGCGGCCCCGCTCGTCCACAATGAAATCCAGTTGCGTCAGGGTCTTGATCAAGGTTCCTTCCAGCGAGCACTTTACTCCGCCGTCAAGCTTTTGATCCACCGGGTTGCCGGCGGGGTCGAAAGCGGGGGCGCGCAGAATATGCGACAGCCCGTCCACGATGCCCATTAGAATTGCCACTTGGTTGTGCGTCGCGATCTCTTTCGGTTGGGCCAAGATTTGTGAGGGCTTCTGTTTCATATTTTGCTCAGGTAATTTTGCGCCCACAACAAGAGGAAACTACCATCTACTGCGTCATCAGTCAACGCCAGTTGAGTGAATCGGTCATACAAAACGATGCTTTTACACGCGCCTTTAGGCGGCATGGCGAATCGTTCGGGAAACCTCCGCATGAGCGCACGGGCCATGTCGGGTTTGCCGGCGGCGCCACTGCCGGTGGCGAACTTCTTCAGCGAGCCGACGGGCACGCAGTCCACAAAGCAGTCATTGCGTCCACCGAAGGCCAGCCAGACCGCCGTGCGAAAACTGGACCAGAGTTGTGTCTGCATCGTCGTCTCGGAAAATTGCACGTCCTCCCAGACTACAATGTCGAACAGGCCGATCCGCTCCTGCAACCACTCAAAGAAGCGAAGCACTCGGGGGTCAGCCCGGCGGTCCAGCCGGCGCTCCCGGGCGGCCTTCATGTCCACCAGTTTGTTCAGGTCCAGCGTGAAGCACGCGAACCCGTCAGGAGCCTTGGCGTCTGTGTGCGCAACCCCGGTGTGGCAACCTAGGTCGAGCGCGAGAATCCTTTTCACAAATCGTAAAGCTTGTGTTGCCGTAAGAGAGCATTACGCAACTTGCGTAACGCCCGGGCGTGAGTGCCCTGCGTAGCGCTTCTTGTCACCTTGAGTTTGTCGCCGATCTCGCGAAAATTGAGGCCCTGTTGGTATCGAAGGTTCAACACGGTGCGCTCTGACGGGGACAACTTCTTAAGGAGCGGTTCCACGATTGCCCACTTTTCGGTTAGGTCAATGAGCCCGAACTCCGGGTCCACGGGGTCCACCCGTTCCTTGTTGTTGTCGTATTCATCGCCGTCGTCTGCGTCTGGGTTGGTGTCCAGGGACTCGGCGTTGCCACCGTTGCGCACCACGTCGAGGGAACGCCAGGCGCGACAAACGGCGCCGCGAAGGTAGGGCTTCGCATAAGCGAAAAAACGGCCCTTGCCGGGGTTTACTCGGGCCGCCGCGCGCACCAGTGCAGCGTAGCACAGTGAGACAATTTCTTCGTCCGGCAAGCGGGCACGAGCGCATTTTCTGGCGTAAAAGAAGGCGTCCCGCAGACTGGCGAGGACCAACTTTTGCTGCGCTTCAGCGCGCTTTTCGCCGCCTTTGAACTGAACGATTACGCGAGTTAGTTTAGCCTCGTCCTCTTCGGACAAGGTTTCCCGGGGGTAGCCCTCAAGGAGCTTGTTAATCGAAACGTGTTCCATTTGTAAGAGGGGGCATCGGTTCGTCTTTTAACCGGTCGAACTCCCAACGACGAGTGCCGTAGCAAGCGTCTTTTGTCCGACAAGAAAAACGACCGTCCCGTTGTAACTGTTCGAGGTAACGATTTACCTGTTCTGACCTAAGTGTCCGCAAGATTTCTTGATTCAAAGGGTTCGACAGGATTTCTCTCGTCAACTGCGTGGCCGTCGCCACATAGGAAACGGCTTCCGGATGGTCTTTGAAAAAGGTAACCAAAAGTTCGACAAGCAACTCGGCGAAAGTTGACGCACGAGTGCTCTGGAAAGAACGCTCGCGAAGGGACGGGTCATGGTATGCCTTGATAGTAAAACGCGCGTCGCCCAGGTATTCTGTAGGAATCTCGTAATCAAGCAAAAAACGGCAGTAGCTAGGAAGTTCCGTCTCGATCATCCTGGCGAGTTCGCGGTCGGGCGGAAAAATCAGATCGGGACGGTCGGCCTTCATGGCGCAACGGTAGAGGTTCACCTTTTGCTTCATGCCCTCACTCAACGTGGGGGTCATGCGCAGCGCCACCAGGTCCAGGTTGGTGGTGAAGATGGCGCGCCCGTAGTATTCGGTCACCCCGGCCTTCTGGAATTTGTTGTGAACCCGCTGAAAGACGTTCGCGACAAGTTGTTTCAGGATGGCTTCCATCTTGGTCTTCACATTGTCGCTCGAAGAAACGACTTCATCGTCAATGCAAATCAGTGGCTTCTCGAACAACTCGCCGCCGAAGTTGTCTTGCCCCGTGACATACTTTGAACCGTCCGCAAAACCGCCGACGGTTCCGCCCACTATTTTCGTGCTGTTGAGGGTCTTGCCGATGCCGGCGCCGCCGGACATAAAGATCGCCTGGCCGGCGCAACCCAGGCCCTCAAGGGCGCTCTTGTAGAAGACCCGGTGCCACGCCAGGTAGTGCCCCAACTGAATCTTCGGATCAAACATGTTGTCGAGCACCATCGAAATGGTGGGAAAGTTACCCGACGGCCCCCAGACTCCCGGCTCGGCGGCGGGCTGCATGACCCGACTGCGGACAATGGTGTTCAAAACCGTGTTGCCGCAAAGCTCAATCACTCCCGCCGGACGGAACAACACCGGGAGCGCGCTGTCCACCCGGTTGTAGTTTTGAATGTAGTTCAGGGCCTTCTCAAGGGGTGATCCGGTGCCATCGTTGTCCGGCTTCCCCGACAGTTTCTTTTCAACGCGAAGGTCTCGCTGAAGGGACGCCGCGTCTATGTCGCACATTTTGAACAGCGCGGGATTGTATTTCCAAAACTTCACGCCGTCGAAGTAAACCCCTTTGGTGGCGGACCCCATGATTTCCACCATGTATTTTTCCACGAATTCGGCCCCGAGGAGGTCTTTCCACGAGTAGAACGGCTTCGCCGCGTGGGCCGCGAAAGTGAAAAGGCCCTCCGTTTTGACGATAGCAGAACGCGGGGACACGGAGCCTTCAACCCAGAAACTCGGCCCCATCGCCTCATAATCGAAGGCGCCTTCCCAGGACTCAAGGCGAGGGTATTTTGCGCGCAGTTCCTTTTCCACGTCGGCCAGTGGGATGTTCACCCGGTTTGCCGGACGGTAATGGTATGATTGCCCGCACTCCATGAAGAAGGCCCTGGCGGCGTTTTCTGGAATTGGTTCCCCCGTTTTGCGCCAAGCGCCGCCGTTACAAAGCAGGCGAACCGGGTCTTTCAACATCGGCTCGTCCAAACAAGGCAACAGGCCCAGGTCGAGCCATTTCACCATTCGGCCCATTAGGAAAACCGAGAAATCATAATCCCCAACGGCCAGCGGTTCGGAAAGCAGCCAGACGGCGTGCAATCCGCCGCCAAGGGATGTTTCCACCCAGGTTGGTTTTATTGCCATCCGTTCGATGCCCCGATCCACCGCCTCTTGCGAAAAAACCGTATCGTAGTCCACGCAGATTGCGTGCAGCAATCGCGGAGGATTGTCTTTCTGGCTGACACGCTGGTTCGGGTTCCACCCCTCGAAGCCAGTATAGAACTGGTGGTGCGTGCTGGTGTTGTGGTAAAAATCCTGGCGGGCCTTCTTATCCTGGCGCACCTGCGCCGGAATTTCTTCCGTCTGCTTGAAGTCCCACGGAGCGACTTCGCAGTGCGCCGTTTGCTCCGTGAGATTGTTGACGTAGAACAGTTTCACTTACAGTAATAGGGAATTTCCTTTGCCTCCGCTCCCACGGGGCAACCGTGAATCCATTCCGGACAAGTTCCCATAATGTGCTCAACATCTTTGACGGAAATCGAATCGGACACTTCACAGACGGATTCGTCGTGGACTGAGAACAGCACGCAATCCCGTTCCATCTTGTCCAGGGCGAGAAGGTGCGTTGCAAAGATGTCTCGCGCGACCGCCTGCGTCACATTCTCAGTTAATTTTCCACCGTAGTAAGGAAACCGCCTGCCGCCAACGTCAGCGGTGAACACAAACTTCCGGCGTGGCTTTTTGGTTTCCGGATCGGGCTCGATTCGAGTTTCCGCCCTGATTCGTTCATAGCGCATCTTGCGTCCGCTTGGCAATGTTATGGTGTAGTCGTAGCCCACCGACGATTTAAGGCCGGAGTCCAGGCGCGCCCAAAGTTCAGTGATCTTCGGATTTTGCGCACGAAACTCCGAAACGCATTTGCGGGCATAAGCACCGTAGCCACTCACTCCCGCTGGACATTCCGGATTAGGTTCAACCGTCCACTCGGGATCGTCTTTGGCAATGTCCAGGCCGCTGAGGGCCTTCGCCATTGTTATGAACTTCTCCCATCCGGCGCCATAACCGAGAGCGAGACACCGAGCTTTGGCCAAGGCATACTGAGCGGCGTCTTCGTCTTTCAACTTGCCACCAGTCCAGCCCATTGTCCCCCTGGCATGGGCTTCATAAATCGCCATGCCCCCTTGGATCATACGCAGCAGATCGTGATTGCCGGCGAGCCAATTCAGCACGCGCGGCTCAATCTGCGACAGGTCGCAAGCAATCATTCGCTTGCCCGGGCGAGGAATGATTAGCCGGCGAAAATCAATCACGTGGCGCACCCAGGACGGCAACTTGCCGGTTTCCTTTTGCTCCTTCAAGGCATCCGCCACCCGGGCGTCGTTGACTTCCATCAAACCCCGCTCGTCGCACATGACTGGAAGTTTGCGCGGATTCTGCAAGTTGATCTTTCCGTCGCCGGACCAACGGCCCGTGTGAGCGCCAAAGTATTTCAGACCGAAGGGCATGGTTCCATCAGGCCGTAAGTTCTCTTTCGCCGCAACAAACGTTTTGAACAGCCGATTGATGGAACGCCAGGACGACAGTGCGCCGATCCAAGGGTGCCTGACGCCGTAGGTTGTTTCCCACTCGATGAAGCCTTCTTCGTCCTCAGTCTTCAACGGAGGGCACGGGATGCCGACGCGGCGGCATTGTTCGGCGATGCACTTGGTCGAAGTCGGCTTCTGGTTGAATTCGTCTTCGTCGTCCCATTTGTCTTCCAGCCAAGGTAAAAGCCTTTCCGTGGCCAACTTCATTTCGTGCGTCTGCACTAGGTAGTCGTTGAGCAGGTCGGTGTCAATCTGCACGCCACGCTGCCCCTGCCGAATCGTTTGCGCCGACAGATCGCGTTCCCACTGGGGCCACTCAGGCGAAATCTTGTCCCAAAGCCGCCAGGTGGTCACAGCATCCTGGCGGGCATACTTCAGCATTGCTTCCCGCTCGGAGGACAGGTAATCCTTCCAATGGCGCCCGTTGCTGTCCTCCCGAACTTCCTTCGACATTTTTTCGCCGAGCAGGTATTCCGACGCTTGGGAGAGCGACCGGCGGTTGCAACGCCAGGACGACATTGCGGCGGAACAGTGCCACTCCTTCGGGGTGAACTTAGGAATCTGCCCGCGCTCCTGCATTTCCTCAATCACCGCTTGATCGAATTTTGCGTTGTGACTCACCAAGACCTGGCCCTCAAGAGCCGCCCAATTGAAGTCCGCCGGAGAGCCGGCCCAGGCCGTGCGCCCGTCGCAGGCACTCACCAGATAGCACTCGAACAGCGGCGACTTGACGTAGGTCTCGGGGAGCGTCGAGCGCACCGAGTATTTGAGTTTTGTCGAGAAAAATGTTTCCGTGTCCAAACTAATTGGGTTCATAAGTTCTTGTTAAGATACCTCAAAGCTGAAGACAGCCGTGAGGGACTGTCTTTAAAATGGCCTCGTCTCGGGCCGCCGCTAGCTGCGCCTCAAGGTCGGCGATTCGGTTGGCGAGCGCCAGGACTTCTGCTACGTGTTCCGATTCGAGTTTACACATCGGGCACTCGAAAAGAAAAACCAGCGCGTGCCGGTCGTAAAAATTCGGGTCGGGTTCGGGTTGATTGAACATATCTGACGGGAGTATAGCCCTGGCGCCGTCCTTGCGCCAGTGAAATCGGAGCCGTTTACACGTCACGGTTCTTGAAGGGTGACCCCAAGAGAAGGGTGTCGCAGGACTTTTCTCACGATCAACGAACGCACCAGCAACTCCATTTTCTCCTTCAACGCCGGCTCGATCTCGGCCCAGTTGGTAAACGTCTCGCCGGGCTCAAGAATTGGCATCCGCTCGGGCGGCGCGCCGGACAGGTGCCGAATGGCGGACTCTACATCCGTTTCGACCGACTGAAGAAAAGCCTCACCAACGCGAGTGAACTTCCCCGCTCGCAGGCATTGGCTACACAAGAGAGCGTATCGCCGCACAGCCGCCTTATTCAACTTCATCTTCGCCTCCCTCTTCCTTGCCGTCTTCCGCCGGCAACTCGAACTTCATCGGCTGCTTGTTGCATGCGCAGAGCGGGGCACCAACTTCTTCCAACCACTTGCGGGTGGTCCGAGCCACGTAGCCACACTTTTCGCACTCCATTTTGATCATCCGGGTTCCCTGCTTTTTCGTCGGGCGTTTGAGTTGATCCAGTCGCGCGTGAGGGTAGGCGCCCAGGTCTTTCATCCAGCCCCCAATCGCGGCGAGCAGTTCAGGGCCAGCGATTGTCGCAGTCATCTTGCCGTCCAGGCCAACCGCCAGCGCGCACTTTTTGAAAAGCTTTCCGTGCTTCGCGTCATGGCCAACCACCGAATGAACGACTTCGTGAACGAGCGCGGCGATTACCTCAGAACCGTTAGCGAGAAACGGGCTCACGAAAATCTGCGCGATGCCATCAGTCGCCGCCTCGGCTCGCCAGCACTCCGCCAGGGCGCGCTTCTTTTCCGAGAGGGGCCGCACAGATGGCCATCCGCACGACACCCGCAGAACGGGCACCGTGTAATTTTGGGTCAGGAAGCGCGGGGTCATCGCCGCGACCGCGTGGCAGAGCCAGGTTTCCCGATCCATATGTTGAAACTCGGCCATTTTTACCGCCGGTTTCTTTTCCACGGCGGGGGCGAGGGCGTCTGGCTTGGCCGGCGGGGTCAATTCCAGTGGTTTGGGAACAGCGGCGGGTGCCACCTTGCGTGCCGCCTTCGCCGGCTTTGCACGTTTCGTTTTTCTTGCCTTCGCAGGAGAAGCACCAAGGTCAGCATCACCAGCGCCAGCGCCAGCTGTAAAAGTTGAAGGGCCATCATCATCAAAGAGATTTCGTGGTTTGGTTGCTGGTTTCTTTTTCATAGTTCTTTTTCATAGATAGCCGGCCCGAAGGCCGGGGTGATTAGACACCGCTGTAATCCAATTCCGTTTCCTGTTTCGGAAGGTCCAAAGAACTGCGGTATCGCTCGGAGTTTTCCTCTTCAATCTTGCGGACTTCACGGAGGAAAGACGAACTTATGATTTGCATGCGACCGTCATCGGAAACGATTTCCGGGTTCGCGTCCAGGTCCAGGACGACGCAATGACTACGATTAACGGGACCGTCCGCTTCTCTGGAGCTTTCCCGCGCGGCGTCCAAAAGTTGCTGGCACTCGTTGACGCTTAAAACTAAGTAAAGTTTGATCATGGGGTAGTGTATGTTAAGGTTGCCGAAAAGTCAAGTCCGGCCTGTTACCGGTTCGCGAGAATCAACTCAACCGCCGCTTCCCGAGCCGCCGCCAGGTGGCTAGCGCGATGGCTGACGGGGTAAACCGCGTCGAGGTATTGGTTGTTCGCCCCCACGCCGAGGAACGCCTTGTAAGGATTCTGTTCGGTGCGGGTATCCGTGTATTTCTCAATGAAGCCGACGATCACCCCTTCAACTTCGACGCGCCACATACGCATGGTTGAAGTCCGGGTTTCAACTTCAGTCAAATGAACGTTTGTTTTTAACATGTCCAACTCTACCACAGTCGGGACAGAATGCAACCGTGTAAACGAGGTAGTAGAAACGCTACTATCAAGCGTTATTACGACCGAGAAAATCTTTGTAGGCTATGCCCAGCCCCTGCTCTAAGCCCACCAGTGGCCGCCAACCGGTGACGTTCCGAAGGCGCGATGAATCGAGCAGTTTTCTTGGAGTGCCATCCGGTTTACTGCAATCCCATCGAACCTCCCCCTCATACCCGACGGTCCGACGGATCAGGTCCGCCAGCAAATTAATGGCAAGGTCTTCGCCAGACCCGATGTTGATCAGGTCGTGTCCGCTGTAAGAGTGCATCAAAGTCCGGCACGCCTGCGCCAGGTCATCCGAGAAAAGAAATTCACGCCGCACGAAGCCCGTGCCCCAGCAGGTGACCGACGGCGCGCCGGTGATCTTCGCTTCATGGAAGCGGCGAATCAGCCCGGGAATCACGTGGGAGCCCTCGGGGTCGTAGTTGTCGTTTGGGCCGTAAAGATTCGTTGGCATGACAGCGATGGCGTCAAATCCGTATTGCTTCCGGTAAGCGCGGCACATTTCGATGCCAGCAATCTTCGCCACCGCGTAAGCGGAATTGGTCGGTTCGAGCGGCCCGGTCATCAGGTATTCCTCGCGGATCGGCTGCGGACAGTTCCGGGGGTAGATGCACGAGCTTCCCAGGAACAAAAGTTTTCTGGTGTGCCAGCGAGACGCCGCGCTGATTACATTCGTCTGAATCTGTAAGTTGTCGGTGATGAAGTCCGCCGGAAATTCGTCGTTGGCAACGATGCCTCCGACTCGCGCCGCCGCCAGAAAAACATACTCGGGTTGCTCTCGTTGAAAAAACGACCACACGTCATACTGCCGGCGCAGGTCCAGTTCATCGTGAGAGCGAGTGATCACATTTTTAAAGTTCCCTTTGGCGAGGGCGCGAAGAAGCGCGGAGCCAACTAAACCGGTGTGGCCGGCGAGGTAAATTTTCGCGTCGTGTTTCATAGGATAGGCCCCGGGCGTCCATTCCCGGGTTCGGGGACTCGGTGGAAAACGGTTATTCCGCAACCGGCGGATTCAGAATCGCGCGGGCGAATTCCAGGAACCCGTCCGTGGACTTCTTGCAGGGAACGCAGACAGGCACCCAGGCACTATTGCCATTGACCCACGTCTCAAAGCGAGCCGTGAAGTCAAAGTTGTAGGTCGGGTAGCCGCCCCGGAGGCAGCCCACCGCGCGGCCCGTGAAGAAAACCCGCTTGGCGGCGGCGGTGTAGGCCGATCCTTTCATGGACCACAGAGCCAGGGCATACTTGTTGGTAACCCCGTTTTCTTCAACCGGGTAAACGAACATGGTGTCGTCATCGCCGCAGACTTCCGGGCGCCGAACCGCCACTAGCGCTTCCGCCATTTCCTGAAACAGTTTCATGCCGGAAGCCCGCTTCGATTCGGCTTCCTTGTAGCTGAGCGTGCCGCCAGCGGCGCGCACTTCGTCTTCGGTGTTGCAGATCATCCCGCGAGCGCCGCCGACGAGTTTTTCGACAAACCGCGTGGGGCGGAAGCCAAGAATGGTGATGTTGACCGGAGGTAACGCTGCGCGTTCCATGTTGCCGGTCTTCGGGTTCACCACCGGAGGCGTGAACAGAACCGTGTTTTGACCGAACACAATCGCGCCAACGGGAAACTGGTCCTTGAGCAGCCCGACGCCCTGCACGAGATTCAGGCGCGGCAGAATGATGTCTTTGAAATCCGGCAGCCGGTCCCCCAGGACGATGCCACTCGGAGCGAGTGAACCCGACTGAATCTTAGCCGGCGGCCCATAGACAACCGGCGGCTTGGCTTCCGGCTCCGTCGTTTTGGCGAGCGCGGCAGCGTTCTCATACACCTTGCCACCGGAGGTAACCTCGTTGACGGGCGCGGTGGGTTTCACAGTTTCGGAAGCAACGTCAATGACGCCTTCCCCATTCTTGCTAAACGTAATTTCAGCCATAATCTCAGTATTCTCTTGGTAGTTATTCAGTGTCGCCTTCGATGGTTTTTTCCTTGTGAGCGGTAGGCGCGGCCCGCAAGAAAGCGTAAGATTGCCCAACGACGACAGCGCCAGAATCAGCAAGCGCTTTTTTGAACTCGTCAATTTTGGCGGTCTTCTGGCCGCGCGGGGCGTTCGATGAAATAACCTTTTCCAGCGCGCCGAAGCCGGGCAATTCGCACAGCGCGTTGTATTCGGCCTCCGTCATAAAGTGCAAGCAAACCGCGTGCGCCTTGGCCGAATCGGCCACTTCGCGCGGCGCCCGGGTAGCCAGGGTGAACCCAGGAGGCACAACTGCTTCACGGCGGATCACCCGTGCGGTAACACACTCCCGGTAAGCCTCGGCCCAAACCTTCATCACGGCGGAGAGGTTCAGACCAACGGCAGTATTCTCGGGTTTGTCGGCGAAGGTCGGGGTGATGTTTTCCGGAACTTGCAGCGGAGAAAATTTGTGCGCGATGTTGCATGCAATCGCCATGACCTTCGGACAGCGCCCGATGTTCGAGCAAAAGTTACAAACAGGAACCATCGGGTTCGCGTCATTGAACGTCTTGGAATTTCGAGCTTCCGCCGCCCGGGCCACGACGCACTGCACCCGGCAGTAGAGCATGGACACCTGCGCCCGGGTGAACATGGCGGAAGAAATCGAGTTGAGGGCGGGCTGCTTGAAGTAGAACTTGATTTCTTGCAGCGTCGGGTAAAGCCGGAAAAGGCCCAGGCTGTAGGCGATGCCTTGCAGATTGTTGTCGGCGCCCTCAACCGGCCAGGCGCCAAACTTCCAGTCGAACATAATCGCACGCAGTCCGGTGTGATCAATGATCGCCCGGTCCACGTAGCCGGCGGTGGTGCCTTCAAACTTCTTGCCGTCGGGCAGCGTGAGCCAACAATCATCCACGGGGAGGTAAGTCTCCGTCAACTCAATGACTGGCGGAGCGGTTAGGGCGTGAGCCGCAAAAGTCGCGTCCCATTCGTCCTGTGTTGGCTCATGGTCTCCAAAAGCCCTGTGCGCGGATTCAATGATCGCCCGTTCCCGCGCTTCACGCACGATGTTCGCTTCGCGTTCGTAAAAGTCCATGCACTCGGCGGCGGCGGCGGCGTCATCATCGCTCAACCGGTAGTCGTCTTCGTGGGTTTCGGTGACGCCATGCGCAAGCGTTCCGGCGATGGCGCGCTCGTTGGTGCTGCTCCGGCTCTCATAGCAGGGGCACGCTTCGAGAAATTGCAGTTTCGAGGGGCTGAAGGGGTGGTGAACTCGTTCAGCGTTTGGCGTTTCGTTTTTCGTCATAGTCGTTTAAGTTGATTTGATCACAGGCTCCGCAAAAAATAATATGATGGTATTGGGCAAACCGGCGGACCTTTTCCAGGACGTCCATCACCGCCGCGTGCGGCGTCTTGCCAGAACCGGTCAGCCCGCTAATCCCGAAGCGTCCCTCACCAATCAGGCAGCGCCATAAACCAGGATTGCCAAACACGTGAATGTGTTTAGTCCCGGCGGTGAAATACCAGCCCAGGTTATCCCGCCAGCTTGGCTCGAAAGACTTCACCCCAAAATGGGTGTTCAGCCGGCGAGCCAGTTTCTTTGCGGCGGCCTTGGCTTGGCGTTCAGTCATGGGTGGGCCTATCGGTGTTGCGCCGCCGATCTTGCCTCCGGCCCGCGTCCCAGCCGCTCAACCATTGGTCGCGCTTATCCGGTTCAGACCGATCGTAGGGGCAGTGGTCGCGAGGAATGTCGTCGCAGTAGTCTTCACGGCCATTCTCGAAAGCGGCGTTGTAAGGTGGCAGGTTCATTTTCTCAGCAAAGTATCACGGGTTCACGGAGAGTCAAAGACAATCGGGTGCGTTTAAACACCCTTACGGATTTCGCATGACGCGACGCTTCAGGTCTTCCGCCGGCTTTCCGGTCGGCCTCCAGTCCGAATTTTCCACAGCGTTGATCAGATTCCGCTGGCGCTTCGCGTTGGTCTTCGTCATGTTGCGGCCCTTCACCCCGTTTGGCGTGGAGTTGGTGTAGCCGCCCTTGGTCTTTCTGGTTGTTACTGGCATATATTAGTCTTTCTCATTAGCCCCGGTTAAATAGTCCAGAGGCACTTACCCGGGCAAGTGTTAGGTTTCCCGGACAAAGGTCAGCATCATTTAGCGCGTCGAGGTTGTTCAGCTTCCCTTGAAGCGCCCGGTGCATCTTCACTTCGACGGTGCCCGCCGCCAGCAGCACGCGGTAGTGGCACTTGGTCTTGCCGCCGTCACGGTGTAACCGCCCGAAGTCTTGTTTCAAAGCGGTAGCGGAAAAGCAGGGCATCACGTAACCGGTGCGCGGGTGCCCGCCCCACAGGTCGTGCAGCGAAACGCACACCCCGCCGGCCTGACTATTCACCAGAATGACGGGACACTGGTTCGCCTGAAAAGCGTCAATATTGCTCTGCCGGTATCGCACCCCCTCCGGGGAGCCGTCAATGAAGCAATCGCATTTGAGCCGCTTGCGTAACTCCGCCATCGTCTGTTTGAAGTTGATGAAGATGGCCACGCTTTCGCCGCGCTCCAGGCTGTCCTGCGTCAACTCCACCGCCAGAGGCACCTTGAGAAGCTCGATCTTCTGCGCCGCCCGCAGGAGGATTGTCAGCGCCAGGTCCGGTGCCTTGTCACCCTCCTTGACCTTTTCCAGCGCGGCCAGGGCGTCTTCCATTTCGACATACAGCCGGTCAATCACCCCGCCATCGTCCAGATCATAAAGTTCCGCTGTGATGTCGCGCTCGGGAAACCCGGGAATGTCCTCGCACGAGAGCCGCACGCCTCGCCCGGGTATAAGGCGGGTGCGAATGTCGGCCATGACCTCGGCCTGCCGTTCCGCGCCTACAAGCCACTTCCACCCTCTGAAGCGAGGATCGCGCCGGGCACCGTAGCGGGAGGCCCAGGCGAAGAAATCGTCGCCCTTGTGAAGCCCCAGGAGCAAACCGAGGGCACGTAGTTTGAGCGGGTCCGCCGCCAGAGTGGCGCTCATGCCGTGAAAGAGCAAATTTTGCCGGTATATCGCAAAAAGCATGTCGGCGTTCAGCGAGTCCATTGCCCCGCACCGATGCACTTCGTCGAAGATCACACTGCGCACCTGCGGAGCAAAGTGAAACTGGCCATAGTTCCAGGCGCGCTTTTTCGTTTCGACACAGTGAATGCCGTCGTGCCGGCAGTAGCAAGAAACAAACTTGCCAGGAGCCAGGTCAACTTCCCGATGGCAGGCGGCGCAATACAGGTAGCGCCTCAAGGAGAATCCGGACGGCGGGGTGTTGTCCCACCAGCCATAAGGCGAGCGCCCGGTGCGTAGCGCCTCATAGCCAATGATGCTGAGCTTGTCCCCGAACGCCTCGCAAGCCCGCTGCCAGGACGTGATGGCAACCTTCGGGACCACCACGAGCGTAGGACGGTTCAACGCAAAAGCGACCGCGCAAGCCACGTAGGTTTTTCCGGTGCCCGTATCGGAGAGTTGCACGGTGTTGATCCCGCACTGTGCCAGCCCGAACAAATGTCGCGCAGCAGGCACCTGATAATCCCGAAGCACTCGTTCCAAGTGCGGGGGCAGGGCGGGCGTCAGCGCCGGGGAGTCGTCGAAGGTCATTGCGACCCCCGAAGGTCCGGCAGGAGAGGTTTTTCATCACACCCGAACGCCTCCCCAATGTAGGCCGGTTCGCTAGACTTAGAAAAACGGGGCGGCACCCTAGAAGCCCTCGCATCGCTTTCCGTGAAA